CTAACCAACAGGTGGTTGCGCCCGAGCGCCCGCAGTGGATGAAGGAATGGGTCGCCCGGAATACGTGGTACGACGCGGACCCGGAGGCTAACGCCATGGCTAACACCATGGGCGCGATCATTTCTAAGCGGACGGGCAAGGTCGGCCTCGAACTGGCCGAAATGGTGCGCGCCGAAATGGAACGTGCATACCCCGATATGGTCGGCGTTGACCCTCGCGGTAGCACTGTTATAACTCCCGGTGTGCGTAAAACCCCCGAGTCGTCCAAGGCCCAGACCTACGACAACATGCCGGACGAATGCAAGGCTGCCTGTGACCGGATGGTTAGGCTAGGCTGGGTCGCCAAGCAAGAGGATTACGTTAAAACCTACTACGAGAGCCAAGCGCAATGACCAACGCCGCCCCGACCCCTGACACTAAGGCCGCTGCCGCCCCGCGCCGCGAGCGCATCCCGTTCAACTCCATGCAGAAAAAGCTGGACGTTATGTTCCCGGAGGGCTGGCTGGACCAATGGCATCCTTATTGGTTCCTCGACGACGGCGACCGCGTCCCCCGCGCACTTGCGGGCGGCTATGACTTCGTTAAACACAACGAAATCACCATCAACGACGGCGTCCTTAAGGGCAATAGCGCCCTTGACGATAAGGTACGCCGCCTCGCAGGCAAGCACGCTAACGGGGACCCCGCCTACCTGTTCCTTATGAAAATCCCCGTCGATATGTGGACCGAGGACCAACGCGCCCTCGAAGAACATAACGATCGCATTCGGCAATCCCTGTTCGCCGGGACCATTGGCAACTCGGAAGCCGCACATAGCTACGTAGGGGGCACCGCCATGACCGGCAAAGGCCCGAAGCTGGACGTTGGACAAGCTAAGTCTCTCGCCCGTCCGGGCTCGCCGGACCACCAGTCACGCATCCCCCCTCGATAACTTAATCCCTTGAAAGGAGCATAACGTTGGCTAACGTCAACTCTCCCTTTGGGATGAAGCCGATTTTCAATGGCGACGGCTCGCCGTGGAACGGTCAGGTAGTCACGCGCTACATTCCGTCTACGGATAACTCCGCCTATTACGTTGGTGATATCGTGCTTAGCGCTTCTAGCGTCGGCGCGGATGCTTATGGCGTCCCGCAGGTTGCTAAGGCCGCTGCGACCGATGTGCCGCGTGGTGTTGTTGTCGGCATCGTCCCTGTAAACGCTCGCGCGGGCTTGTCCGGCGCGGACGGCCCTAACTTGGCCTCCTTCTATATCCCCGCTACCAAGACGCAGGATTACTACGTTATGGTTTGCGAGGACCCGCACACCTACTTCGCTATTCAGGGTGACGGGACGGCAACCAATCAGGTTGCGGCCAAGGCGAACTACAACGCGAAGGTAACTGTAGCGGCCCCGAGTCCCGCTCGCCCCTTCAGCGCCACCGTAATCGACTCGTCCACCATCGCCACAACGTCTACGTTCATGCTTAAGCTGTGCGGTCTGCTCCAAACGGGCGGCCCCAACGCTTTCGGTGCGTATGCGCAGTGGCTCGTCCGCTTTAACGCCCACGAGTTGTTCGGGCTGACGGCTGGCGTTTAAGGAAAGGAGCCTAATATGCCCGGAGTTGGCGGCGTTATCACCACCGGCTCACACCCTAAAGCGCTGTGGCCCGGCGTTAAGGTGTGGTGGGGCAAGGTCTATAACGAGTATCCCGTGGAATGGGATAAGCTCGTTGACCCGATGCCTTCGGAAAAGAACTACGAGGAACTGGTCCAAGATATCGGATTCGGCCTCGCCCAAGTCAAGCCTCAAGGCCAAGGCATCACGTATGACGCGGACCAACAGGGTTACGTTGCGCGCCTCGTCCATGTGACCTACGCACTCGGTTACATCGTTACCATGGAGGAACTGCAGGACAACCTCTATGAAGCGGTGTCGATGCGTCGGGCCGCTGCGAATGCCTTCAGCCAGCGCCAGACCAAGGAAACGGTCGCGGCGGCGATCTACAACAACGGATTTACCAACAGCGCCGCGTACCTAGGCGCGGACGGTAAGCCGCTGTTCGCCACCGACCACCCCCGCATCAGTGGCGGCACCTACGCTAACAAACCGAGCGTCGATGCTGACCTGACGGAAGCCAGCTTGGAGGACGCACTTATCGATATCGCCGGGTTCACGAACGACCGCGGCCTTATCATCCAAGTGCAACCGGAGCGGTTGCTTGTTCATCGCTCCAACCTCTACAACGCGACGCGTATTGTTCAGTCCGTTTACCAATCGGGAACGGCCAACAACGATATCAACGCGATGAAGATGCTTAACGCGATTCCCAAGGGCGTCGCGGTTAACCACTTCTTCACGTCGCCGAACGCGTGGTTCTTGAAGAACAACATTCCGGCCTCGATGGGCGGACTGGTGTGCTTCGACCGCTACAAGAGCGGGCTGGACCAAGATAACGACTTCGACACGAAGAACGCGAAAGCGGCCTCGGTCGAGCGTTATAGCATGGGCTGGGGCGACCCCCGCACCGCTTACGGAGTCAACGCTCCTTAAGCAAGCTAAGGTATTAACTAAAGGGGCTCCGGCCCCTTTGGCTAGTAATCTTAACCATGTGCAGCTTTAACGCTATTAAGGACACCCCTCCAGTCGAAACAGCCGTTGACGATAGGGGGCTAATGTGCATTAAAGACTCCCCGGCACATCGTCAGCGTAATCTAAACTTTGGAGGCATTACCGTGAATAGACAGCGCCGCACCGATCCGCCGACCGTTCCGCAGCCCGCGCAACCCTACCCCATTAAGCCGGTTCCGAAGATGCCCGGTAAGTAGCTTAAAGCATCCTCCTATTTGCGCCTCTCCCTTAACGGGGTCTGGCGCTAGTTCCTCAATCTAGCGCACTTAGGAGCCTTAAAAATGAGCCGTAACATTCCCACCCGTTTTCCTAAAGGTATTAACAACGTCGAGCGCGACGCCCCGCTCGGCATGTTCGGTATGCCGGTGCCTTATTCGTGGCACCAGTGGTTCACCGACTTTAATACCTACACCGCCGCTGACTGGGTCGTTAGCGAAACCGACGCCGGGGCGACCGAAGCTCTGACGGCCGGTGATGGCGGCCTCCTCCTTATCACGAACACCGCTGCCGACAACGACCTTGTTAGCATTCAAGGGTCGGTAGCTAACTTCTTGATGGAGGCGGGCAAAAAAGCCTTCTTCAGCGTCCGCTTTAAGGCCAGCGAGGCCACACAGATCGACTGGATTTGTGGCCTTTACAACGTCCAAGCGTCGCCGATTGGGACGCCTCCCACGGATGGCATCTACTTCCGTAAGGACGACGGCGACACCAACATCGATATTAGCGTGCGGAAGGACGCGACGACCGGCGCGAATAACCAAAACGCGGTCGGAACGTTCGCGGCCGACACCTTCATTCAACTCGATTGGTATTACGATGGCGTTGCGCTCGCCGCGTTCTTCATCGACGGCAACCTAGTCTACCAACTCGACGCCTCCTCGACCTACCTGCCCGACGCGACCCTCGCGCTGTCGTTCTGCATCCAGAACGGCGACGCTAACGCCCGTAACGCGACTATCGATTGGGTATTTGCGGCTAAGGAGCGATAACCGTGGCTAATAGCGTAAACACCCAAGTTCTTGAGAACGGGGTGCGAAACTACGTTATTCGCGCCTACGGCATCCTCGACACGGCCGATATCGGGTCAACGACCCTTATCGACACCACGGCGGCGGCCTTCCAGACCGGCAACCTCAACTACAGCGGCAACCCTTACACGGTTAAGGTCGCGGAAGTTGAGTTCGCCATCGAGGACGGCCTGTCCGTTAACTTCTTCTGGGACGCGACGACCCCTAAGCTGATCGGTAGCTACGTGGGGCGCGGCGAACAGAACTACTGCCCGCCCGCCGAAAACAACGCGGGCGCGGGCAAGACGGGTAAGGTCCTTTACCTTACTACGGGTTGGTCCGCCAGCGCGGTCCTAAGCTACGACGTAACGCTGTTCTGCATTAAGGCTTACGTGTAATGGCCGGTGCGGGTATCACGCGGTTCTTTCCTGCCCGCCAGTCGCAGCTTAGTGAAGCGATAATTGACGCGGCGGCGGCGAGTAACGCTATTGTTGCGGGCGTTGCTATCCAAACCGTTAGGGTATTCCGCATCTTTTTCGTAGTTAGCGATGCGACAACCATCACGCTAATAAACGGTGCGACCCCGCTAACCGGGGCTATTACGATGAAGGCGGGCGGCAGCTTTGTGTTAGACCTCGACGCGGAGCCGTGGTTTACGACTAGTGCGGGCAACGGCTTTGTTCTTGCCCAGTCTGGGGCCGCCCAGCTTAGCGGCCGTTGTTACTACACACAGAGCTAAATGAGCAATATCGTTAATCCAAGCGCGGAAATCTCCCCTTTTACGGGGGTTGAGTCCGTTACAGGTCTCAATACCGACAATACCGACCCGCAGAACCCTGTTGTTAAGATTTCGGTTGATGGGTCTACGGTCTTTGGGGACGGGACGCCGGGAGACCCCCTTAACGCTACGGGAGTGCAGCCGGGGGACCTCGCTGCAGTAGCCTTTTCGGGCGACTATAACGACCTGTCAACTAAAGGGGCTAGCGACGGTAGCCGTGTTCAAGGTAACGGAAGCACAGTGTCCCCTTTCTCTGCCCCGACTTTAGTCCGCTTTATGGGGTCGTGGTCCGCCTCTATAACCTATGCTGGCAACGACATGGTTATCTACTCGGATGGGAGTTGCTATCTCGCTTTGGCTAATAACCTTAATGCGACGCCTCCCTCTAACCCTTCTGTATGGCAGCAGATCGGTAGCACTATTTCGTCGGCCACTTCCCCGCTTGGGGTGCTTGTGGCTACTTTCCCTTCGATTAGCGTAGGAACCTCTGTCGTATGAAGATCGAAGGACGCATTCAAGCCCCCGGAACGGGTCCCTTTCAGCCGCACCCGGCCCCAGCCCTTCCTCGCTACACGCCGGGCGAAACGCGGCCCGAATGGCAATTTGAGGACCTTAATAACTATGGACGGTCACTAGGCATCCCGGTAATTAACGCCTTCGTAGGGGTTAAGATCGAAACGCCAGAGGGAGACGTTCTTATAGACACCGAAATGCGGTCGCGGAGTTTCGTTAGAAACTTCTATGACTACATCTTCGGGGCTATTACTTCTTACATTGATCCTTTTGTAGGGGCGAATAACGCTTCTCTTTCAGCTACTTCATGGGGCGCGGGTCTACTTAGGTTAAGAGCAACATCGTCGCCGCTTAACACGCTCGCTCTTAATTACGACACCCTGCCTGCGTCACTCACCCGCCTTAAAATTAGTCTAGGCGGGGCCGGTTCCACTACCTCCGGTATAATCGCAGGGTCGTCAGCGGCGGTTGAGAGCTTTGATTCAGGGGATTTAAGCGCTCTTATTGCTAACGGCCTTGGAGCCGGGCAACTTAGCTATGGAGCTCAGGCTGCGACGACGTTTAGCTATAACTCGCAGAACAAAACGGCTACTGCCGTGTGGGCTAGAGCTCTCACCAACTCTAGCGGGGGCTTAATTACCGTGCGGGAGGTCGGGGTTTACTGGCTAATCGCTTTCCAAGCAGGCGGCAACCAAGGGACCTTCCTGTTTGTTAGGGACGTTCTTAGCCCCGAGGTTACGGTTCCTAATTTGGCCGTGATTACCATAACTTATCGAACCCAGTTAGTTTACCCTGATCCAGTTGATGCTCCCATGTATGACGGCCCCGTAGGCTATTGGGAAGCTAAAGGGGCGCGTCTTCAATGGCAGCGTTGGCAAGAACTACAAGGCTGGGGTGGTATGGGCTACGTGCCGCAACGCCCGAGATACAAACCGCAATGACACTTCTCGACTTAATGCCCCACGCCATCCACAAAGGCGACCCTGATACGCGGCGCGACGACGACGTTACATCGCCACCCGCCGCCTCTATTATCGACCGCGAGAATAACTGTTGGATTCTGGGCCTTAACCTTGCGCCGCGCGCTAAATGCCCTAACGGCCAGTATGCCTACGGCGTCCTCCGTAATGGTCGCTATATGGGGGAGGACGCCAGCGTAATTGAAATGCGCGGCGGCCGAATCCGCATCTACACGTATGAAGGCTATAAGCGGTTTAACGGCCACACTTTCGTCTAAAAGGACCTCTCAATGTATCGTGCTTACGCTATTCCGATGAAAGATGTAACTGTCAACTCCGGGACCGATATGATGTGGGTTTTCGCTAACCCCGGCACGACGCAAAGCCTTGAGTTCTTCAGAGCCGTGGTTAGCCAAACTGGCTCTACGACTAACGCCCAAGAACAGGTCGGGCTGGCGTTTAAGGTGACGGCGTTTCCTACTCTCACGTCGCAAGCCCCCGTTAAGCTAGATATTAGCGACCCGGCCTCCGTCATTACGGGTAATACTACGGGGGCGGCGGGAACTAGCGGGGTTAATGCGAGCGCGGCGGGTGGTGGCGCTGCTACTTATACCACCCAAGAAGGTTTTAGCACCCTTAACGGGTGGCTTTGGCAGCCGGGGCCGTTCGATGTTATGCGAGCTAATGCTAGCGCCGCTAGCGGGTTTGGTATCTGTAAGCCCGCTGTTCCCGGCTCTACTGGCCACTGGTGCGCTACCCTTTTCTTCCGTGAATGCTAAGGAGCCGTCATGAACGCCCGCGAAATTATGGAAATGCGTAACGCAATCGCTACCGGCCACGCCCTCGCTAAAGGGGCGCTGGAGGCCGAAGCGCAGCGGCTTGAGGCCGCGACTGCGGAATGGGACAAGCGCAACACCCTAGTCGAGGCCCAAGCAGGGCTCGCTACCGAGCGCGACGCTATCGACGCGGCTAAGGTGGCCGTAGATAAGGCCGTTGCAGATGTAGCCGAGCGCGAGACGGCGCTGGCACAGCGCGAAGAACAGTTTGCTAAGCGGATGAAGACCGAACAAGCCGCCTTGGATGCGGCGAGCGGTGAGGCACAACGGGCCGCTACGAGCAACAGCCTTAAGCTCGCTAACGAGCAGGCCGCCGTTAAGGCTGAACAGGACCGCCGCGAGGCCGACCTTAAGGCCCGCGAGTCCAGCATCCTTATCCGCGAGGATAAATGTGACCGCCGCGAGCGTGCCCTGCAACAGGCCCAAGCCGCCCTTTCCAAGCTGGAGGCATAATGAAGAAGCAGCTAACCCGGTTTCCGGGCGGCATCCTTACCGCTAGCGAAGCGGCGCGGGTCAACGCGGACAGCAGCACCGTCCAGCTTGGCGCGGGCGGCTATGCGGAGGTTTCGGACGGCGTAACTAAGGCCGTCGCGGCGGCGCTGTATGCCTGCACCAACACGTTCCCCAACGGCGGCGCGACCATCAACTGCGGCCTCTACGTTGATGAGCAGGACGGGGGCGTCGCCGACTACGCTATCTACAGCGTCAGCCTTAAAACGAGCTACTTCGCCGGTCCGATCCAAGCCCCTAACCTCGACGGGATGAGCATTGGGAGCCCCGTCGCGGGCGCTGACCCTAATGTTGTGCTATTCGTGGACGGCGCAGGCGACTTAGCTCAATTAGCGGGCTTCACGTTTGACGGCAGCACGCTTAAGTTAACCGACCCCGGCGAGGCCCTTGGGCTAGAATTCGCTATTGACGGGACTTCGGGGGGCGGCCTCGGGCCGTCAGTATTTTTTGGCCCCGGTTTCCTTAGTTTCAGCGTAGACGGCGTTACCGCTTTAGTGCTACGGTCTTCGACGCGCGCCGTCGAGGGGCCTGCCGGGACCGCGATCCAGCTAAACAGCGGGGACGTTGGGCTTGTGTTAAGCGGGGTCCTTGAAGTGGCCCCCGGCGCTAGCTCGGTCCTTACTCTAACCAACGGCGGCGCGACCAGTAACGTTGAGCTAGTCGCTTCCAATGGGCTCGGCGGCGCCCTGAAGTGCAACGGCTTCACTATCCTTGAGCTTACGGGCGGCGACGCCTCGGCCAAGTTCGGTTCCTACCTTAACCTCGTAGAAACCACGGTCCCCGGTGCCCCGTCCGCCAACGAAGCCTTCCTCTATTGTCAGGATAACGGCGCGGGCAAGACCCAAATCGTCGCCCGCTTCCCGACTGGCGCGGTCCAAGTAATCGCTACGGAACCCTAACCCATGACCCCTAACCAACTGGCCGAGCTTCGCCGCGACGAGCAGCAGCTTATTCTCGCTACGCGCGGCGAGTTCGATAACGAGATTAAGCGGCTGCAGGATGCGGTGAAGGATTGGGACACGCGCTACAACCTCCCGGCCCTTGAACAGCAGCTATCCATCCGCGAAAAGCAGGTCGCTAAGCGCGAGAGCGAGCTAATGGACGAGCGTGAGCGGGCGGCCAAGCAAATGGAGGAGGCCGCGACGGCCCACGCCGAGCGTAGCGCCAAGCTCGATGAGGCGTGGAACGAACACCGCGCCGCGAAGGAAGACCTCGAAACGAGCATCGTCGCGTTCGGTAAGGAGCGCACCGAGTTTGAGCGACTGCGTAGCAAGCAGGAGCGCGAGCTTACGGAGCGCCGCCGCAACCTCGACGTTGAGAAGGCGGACCTTACGGACCGGGCCGCGCGGTTGGTGGAGCGCGAGGCACGCCTTAAGAACGCCATCGCGGCACTGGGGAGCGCGTAATGCCGCGCCACGACTGGTATGCAATGGGGCAATTCAACGTCCAATGCGACCAGTGCGGGTTGGTGTATAAGAGCGCGCAGATTTCACAGCGCTGGGACGGAGCCTTCGTGTGCCCGTTCTGTTGGGAGCCGCGCCAGCCGCAAGACTTCGTTCGCGCCGTGCCGGACGATCAATCAACGCCGTTCGCCCGTATCTGGAGCCCGGTCTTCGAGGGCAGCGGGCCTAACGACGATTCAATGGGCGAGGTTACCGTAGGCGACGGCCCCGCATTAGGAGGACCATGAGCGGCATCCTTTTCAGTAACTTCGCTACAACGCAACTGTCGGCGGGCATCAATCCGCTGGCGACCGCGTTTAGCGTAACGTCAACGACCGGCGCTCTGTTCCCGACTCCGGGTGCGGGCGAGTGGTTCCGCTGTGTCTTAGTTGATAGCCTAACTGTGCCGACGCAACGCGAGATTGTTGTCGTTACGGTGCGCAGCGGCGACAACTTTACTACCGTGGTGCGAGCACAGGAGGGCACTATTGCCCAAACGTGGCTCGCGGGCGCGTATGTGCTGGAGCGGTTGACGGCGGGCGGCATTGCGGACGTTATCAACTACGCTATCGCTAACGCCCCCGGCACTGACCCGCTACCGGACCAAGGCGGCCACGGCGGCCAGTTCCTTCAGACGGACGGCAGCAACCTAAGCTGGGCGGCGGCTGGCGGCGGCGGTGGTATAACCATCGGCGATCCGGTTAGCGGCGCTACGCCTAACGCCCTCCTGTTTGCGGACGATTTGGGTAATCTGGCGCAGGTCGATTCTATAATCAAGTCTGGGGGGCCACTCGGTATTTTCGGCCTAGGCTCCGGAGCCCTGTCGAATATAACTTCCGGCCTCCACGATATCGCCATTGGGGTTCAAGCCGGGGCTAGCATGGACTCGGGCACTAACAACGTCGCCTTGGGACACCGCGCCATGCAGAACAGCGCGGACTGTCAGGACTCCATCGCTATTGGGTCCGACACCATGCGGGGCGTTGGGGCTTATGTAGGCGCTATCGCTATCGGTAGCGGGTCTTTAGCCAATAACGCCGCTGGCGGGGACTACAACATAGGCATTGGCGTATCCGTATTGGCTAATAATACTACAGGCACCGAGAATATAGGCATGGGGCTAGAAGCCCTCGAAAACATGCTTACAGGCCGTTATAACACGGCTATTGGGTCGGCCGCGTTGGGGGCCAGCGCTGCTGGCGAATACAACCTCGCTATCGGCCATCACGCGATGGCGGCGGGCGACGTTAGTGGGTCTGACAACATCGCAGTAGGTGACGACGCAGGGCATAGCCTAGTTAGCGGCAACGAGAACGTTTTTATGGGGCTTAGCGCGGGATATGCGGTTAATGCGGGATCGAACAATACTCTTATCGGCGCGGGGTGCGGGCAAGAAATTGTCGCGGGCAGCGGTAACGTCTATATCGGCAGTAATGTGGGCACCGGCGCGGGTGATGAGTCCAACACCATGCGCCTAGGCCCCGCCTCAATCGCTAACGTCTACATCGCGGCCTTCGCGGGCGGCGGCGTTCGCACCTTGCAAGTAGACAACAACGGTAAGGTAACGGCAGTTTAACTAACAGGAGACATCTATGTCGGTTGAAGCTCAAGGCAACCCCGCACCTAACCCCCCGTCCCTCCCGGAGGCCCTGCAGCGCGTCGCCGCGTTGGAAATGTCCAACCTGCAACAGGAGGCCCAAACCTGTATGGCGCAACTCGCGGCCCTCCAGAACGCGATGGAGCTTATCCAGCTTAAGGCCCCGCGCATCCAAGAGCGGCTTAAGGCCGTCCAAGCGGAAATCGCTAAGCGCGCCCCCAAGGTCGTGCCTATCGATGGGGCCGCTAAGGGCTAACTGTGGCTACGCCGTTCGCCGCCGATCCGAGCGCCTTAATCGACCCGCCCCCGACTTCGGGGACGCCGTGGGGCGACCCATGGGAGTCGTGGTTTTGGCGCTTGTACGAACTGTTAATGGAGGGCGGCGTCCTCGGGCAGCGGCTCGACGTAGGCAACGCGGGCGGCAATAGCGGCGGGTTCGGCGCGGAGCATCTGGATATCGACCTCGTTAACGTCGATAAGGGGCTGTACGTTGATTACGCTAGTAAGATCAACGCCATGGCCTTCGGGTTCCGCAGCCATATCCTTCGCAGCAACGCGACGGGCGGCACAAGCGGCGCTGACCTTAACCTCGCGGGGAGCAATTACTTCTCGGAGGGGGTTAGGTTCGGTGGCCGCGCTGATGCGGCGGGGTGGTCCATCGGCATCGACTTCTTGCTACAGAGCCTTGAGCCCCAGTCCGTGCCCGCGTGGGCCGCTAACGTCCGCTATAACTACGGCCAGATCGTTAGCAGCGGCGGCTTGCTCTACAAGGCCGTGCAGTCTAACATTGCGTCCGCTCCGCCCAGCGCTAATTGGGTCCAATGGACCTACGCGGGGACGGCAGCGCATGCGGTTGGGATCGACTTTAGCGCCGTGGGCGACCTTACGGGCATCCAGTCCGCTATCCGCCTTAAAGAGCCGATGCGGATTCACCTTGAGGCGACCGGGGCCGTTGGTATCTTCTACAGCCCCGCTGGCCCCGCCATCGTATTCGAGAACCAAGCGACCGGCATGAACGCCCTTATTAGCAACGTGGTAACGGGCGACCTTGGGCTCGGCGTCGCGGCGGTCCCGGTTGGGGCTGGCGCGGCTGCGGTCCTCGGTAACGTAGTCGCCGGACCTCCCGGCCCCGTCAACCCTAACCAAGTTGCGTGGGGCTCCCTTTACTATAACTTCGTGCAATACTACATTCCCCTATTCCAATGACCGCGACCTTTAGCGTTACCTGCGATCAAGTCGTGAGCGCCGCGATTGGGCTGACGGGCGCGATTGCGGGCGGCGAGACGGCGGACGCCACGGAGCTTAATGACGGCCGCTTTAACCTCAACGTTATCCTTAAAGGGTGGGCCGATAAGGGCTATAAGGGATGGCTATACCAAACCAAGAGCTTCCCGGTCGTCCTTAACCAACCTAGCTACACTATCGGCGAGAGCGGGGCGAACGTAACCAACGTCCGGCCCGAGCGCATCGCACAGGCTTGGTGGGGTGACACGGCGACGCCGCAGAACACGACGCCTATGACCGGGCTTGCGCGGGAGCAATTCAACCGGCTGACGCCTAAGCTGTCCCCCGGCACCCCGACCAGTTGGTACTACGATCCCCAGCTACTCCGGGGCGTGTTCTACGTGTGGCCGGTGCCGAACGCGGCGAACATTCAAGACCTGCTGATTAGCCTCCAGCGCCCCATTAACGACCTCACTAGCGGCTCGGACACCTTCGATATCCCGCAACAAGTCTACAAGGCCGTAACGTTCTGCCTTGCGCGGGACTGGGCGATCTTTAGCTTCCGCACCGACGAACGGATGGCCCGACGCATCGAGAGCCGCGCCGATATGTACGAGGCCGACGCGATGAACTACCAAGAGGAAGATGCTTCCGTCTACTTCACGCCTAACCCCCAAGGCGGCTTCTGGGGGCCGGGCGCGGGACAACACTAATGCCTGACGGCTCGCTCCCCACCCCGGTCCGTTACCCGCTGGCTACGCGGATTAGCCAGCGGAACGGCGACTACTTCCTGTTGCAGGATGCGTTCCTGCGCAACTGTTATATCGATAAGGACGCTAACGGCGGCGACCGGACCTACGTCCATAAGCGCCCCGGCGCGGTCACGGCCTACACGGTCGGCGGCGGGACGCCGGGAACGGCTCAAGGGCTGTGGTATTTCAAGGGCTTCCTGTTCGCCGCCCGCAGCAACGTCCTTTACAACGTGAGCGCCCCTGTTGCTAATAATTACGCGACCGGCGCGGCGTGGACGCAAGACAGCGACGGGACGTGGCAAGCCCGCTACAAGATGGCAACGTGCATCTTTAACGGCTCGATGTGGGTTATCGGCGGCATCGGCGCGAGCGTTTATAACGATATCTGGTCGAGCCCGGACGGGCAGAAGTGGACGCAGGTCGTTAGCGCCGCGCCGTGGTCGGCCCGTCAGGGCGCTCAGGTGGTTGTGCTTAACAACCAAATGTTCCTGATCGGCGGCGCGGACGCCTCGGGCTACCTTAATGACGTTTGGGTCACTCCGGACGGCGTTAACTGGACGCAGCTTACGGCCAACGCTGCGTTCCCCGGCCGCACCGGCCACCGCTGCATCGCCTTCAACAACGGCATTTTTCTAATGGGCGGCTTCAACGGCGCTGTTAGCCTCAACGATGTGTGGTTCAGCACGGACGGCGTTACATGGGCGCAGCAGGTCGTTAATGCGTCGTGGGCCGTGCGGGAGGAATTTGGGCTCCTGTCGAACGGGGCTAAGATGTTCGTGGTGGGCGGCGAGAACACGACCGGCGCGGTTTACCATAACGACTGCTATAGCAGCCCGGACGGCATTACGTGGACGCTGGAGAGCGCCGCCGCGTTCGGTGGTGGGGGCCGCGCGTTCTTCGGCTACACCGAGTATAACGGCGCGTTCTGGGTCGTGGGCGGCTCGGTCGGCGGCGTCGGGACCTCGGACGTTTACACCAACGCTACAGGCAGCGGCGCGTGGACGTTGGTTACGGCCGCCCCCGGCTTTACGGTCCGTGAAGGCAACGCGCTGTTGGCCTTTCAGGCTCCGTCTAGTGTTAGCTCCGTCCGCGCCCCGATCCTGTGGAACCTCGGCGGCTTCGGTGCCGCGACCTTTTATAAGCAAGTGTGGCGCTCCAACATCAACGGCGCGGCCAACGCTAGCTGGACCATCCCGAGCAGCGGCGGTACAGCCCCCTTTGATGCGGTGCCCGTCGATAACAATACCTACCTGATGTTTAAGGACGCTACGGTTGGGAGCGTATTGTGGGGCAACAGCCTCGCCCAGATCACCGACAAGGGCTATCCGATTGCTACGGTCCCCGGCATCGTTAACCTCGATGAAACCGTTTACGTAATGGACCTTAGCGGGATCATTTACGGCAGCGCCCTCGCGGACCCCTTTACGTGGCCGAGCTTCAACTACGTGGGCGCGGACTACGAGTCCGATCAGGGCGTGGCGCTTGCCAAATATAGCAACTACGTGGTTGCGTTCGGCGGCTACACTACTCAACTATTCTACAACAGCGGCGCTCAACAAGGCCCTAACCTGCGCCCCGTTAAGAACGCTAACGTTCGGGTCGGCTGTTCCTTCCCCCGCAGCGTGGTCTCGATGAGCGATACGCTGATATGGGTGGGCCGCGACCAACTGTCGCAGGGGCGGCGCGTTTACATGATGGAAGGGTTGCAGGCTGTCGCAGTTAGCGACCCCTACATCAACCGCATCCTTGAGAATCCGAGCGTTACGGACGCTAAGGCGGTGCCGTTTAAGAGCAGCGGCCACGACTTCTATATCCTAACGTTGACGGTAAGCGGCGGCGTCCACGTCAGCTATGCATTTGACTTGACCTATCAAACGTGGTATTTGTGGGGGACCGGAAACGGGATCGAGTGGGGCAGCCACTTCGCCGCGACGGACGGGACCTACGACTATCAACTTGTGGACCTCGGCGGCTATGTTATCACGTTCCGCGACAACCTCTACCGCGACAGCAATGGCATTAGCAGCACCCTCGCTATGACCGTGCAGGGCGTAACGAACCCGATTGACGCGGGCAACGCCTTAAACAAATACCAAGGGCGGCTAACCATCATCGCGGACCGGACCCCCGGCAGCACCCTTACGGTAACGTGGACCGACGACGACTACCAGACCTACGCGAACGCGCGGACCATCAACTTGGACCAACAGCGGCCCGCGACGCGGCGGCTAGGTTGCTTCATTCGGCGGGCCTTCCGCTGGACCCACACCGCTAACACCCCGTTCCGCGCCGAGGCGCTGGAGCTTGCATTGGACTTGGGCAATGGATAACTTAATTCTGTTTAACCGCAGCGTCCCGGTTACGCGGGAGGCCATTCATCGCCTTGAGGTCGAGATTGGGCGGCTGCCGCAAGTCTCGCTTAAGGTGGATCACTATTGGGCTCCCGGCGTTTACGTTAGGACAATGCACATTCCGGCCGGGGTTGCCGCCGTGGGCCACATTCACCGTTACCCTTGCGTAAGCATCGTGCAGAAGGGGCATATCCTTCTTGCGTCGGCGCACACAGGGGCGCGTTACCTAATGGCCCCGCACACGTTCGAGACCCCAGCAGGCGCTAAGCGGGCCGTTTATGCCCTTACAGATACGCTGTTCACCACTGTTCACTCCAACCCGGATAACAGCCGCGACGTTGACGCGCTCGAATCCTTCCTTATCGCGCAGGACTACAGCTTCTTGGAGAGTGACCTATGTCCCTCGGTACAGTAGCCGCCGTTGTTGGCATCGCCGCTGGCGTTAATAGCATCGCTAACAGCGGCGGTGGTCAAAGCCAATCTGACGCTACGCAACAGGGCGCGCAACAGGCCGACCCGTTCGCGGCGCTCCGCCCCTATTTCCAGTCCGCACTGCAGGGGCAGTGGCAGGATTTGTCTAACATGAACCCCGAGTCGATCCTTAAGAATCCCAACTTCCAGTTCCTACAGGAAATTGGGCAGGGCGGCCGTTACGGCGCGGGCATCCCCGGCCAGAACGCGGCCGAGTTCGGGTCGAACCGCAACGGTAAGCTGGCTATGGACCTTAGCAGCTTTAACCAAGGGCTCGCGTCCAACTTCATCCAGCAGCAGTTCGAGAACAATATGCGCGTGCTTGGGTTCCTCGGCGGCGCGTCCGGCATCGGCTTCGGTGATCCGGGCTCGGCCGGTCGCATCACGGCGGGCGGACCTGCGGCGAGCCAAAACTTCGTTACCAACGGGGTTAACGCTATCGGTAGCGGCATCAACGGGCTTAAGCCGCTGTTCAACAGTGGATCGGGCAGCGGCATTAGCTCCGATCCCAACGTTGCATTCGGCTCAGAAAGCGGGCTAGGCTAATGGCTGACCTCCTCCCCCTCGACCCTTACGGCGCGTTCGTCAACACCGCTAATACGGAGGCGCGGACGCGCAGCCTTGACGCCATTACGGCGGAAAAGGTGCTCGATACGCAGATTAAGTCCGATTCGTATAAGCGATATCTGGACTTTCAGGGCCGCGCGGCGCAGATCGCGGCCGCCGCCGACAAAGCCATCCCTATCGATCAGATCGGCGCAACCGCGCAGGGTGCCGATGGCGGAGCTAGCCCTACGGTGGGCGCTGATGCGGCGCTTAAGCGGCTGGAGCGGGACGCCCTTACGCAGGGCGCGCTCGCCCGCGAGGCTACCGTTAGCGGGATGAAGCCCGAAGACGTTAACAAATACGTCGATAACGCGCGGCAAGCTAACGAGGCCGTCGAGAAGGCGCGGACCCGCAGCTTGGAGGAGAAGAAGCGCATTGTCGAGGACACCGGCCGCGCTCTTAGCCAGATGGACAACCCGACTACGTTCTACGCGGGCCTTGAGGGGGTGCGGCAACAAGCCGCCGCGCACGGCATCCCGTTCCAAGAATCCATGATTAAGATGGGGTTCCGGCCCAGCCTTGACGGCAGCTTCGAGCCCAACGAAACTAATATGGCCGCCGCGAAGCTCAACGCGCTTAAGACGATCCCTATGAAGGAGCAACTGGAGGCGCTGGGCCGCGACGAAATGCGCCAAGCCCGCATCGCTAACCTCCAGTCCCTTGAAGAACACCGCAAGCAGGTTGATATGCTTACGGAACAGCGCGACGAGGCGCGGCGCAACGGCCAAGCGGACCGGCTGGAGGTTAAGAACAAGGAACTGCAACTGGCTCAACAGCGGCTTGAACAGGCGGCGGCGCGGTTTGAGCAGCAGTCTAAGGACTCGGCGACTAAGCGCGGCGAGGGCGTTATCAAGAACGTGCAGGTTACGCTCGGTAAGGCCGACCCTTACGCACAATACGAGAAGTTTGACCGTGCCGCGACGCTAGCCAACAACATCGGCGACAAGCTCAAGACCTCCCCCGGCTACGATAACCTCGACGGCTCGGACGCGCTGGCCCTTAAACAGGCATCACAACAGGCCATGGCTAACTTCCGCGCCCGCGACCCCGGCAAGTGGCTCAGTAAGGAGATTGAGACTAGCGCGAACGGCGCGTTCCAACGGCTTGAGAAGTATTGGTCCACGATTGGCGAGGGCACCCCGAGCCTTAGCCGCAAGGGCGCCCAAGACATTATCGGGACCATCAACACCCTCAACAACATTAACCGCGCCGAAAGTCTCGCCGTCGAATCGGAGGCGCAGCGGTCCGCCGTTGCTCGCGGCGGCAACCCGACCGGGCTGGCCCTTAAGGCCGCGTCCGACGTTAGCACCCTGTTACAGTTAGAGAAGGAAGGGCTGGCTAAGGTGACGCGGGACAGCGAGAAGCGCATTACGGCTTACACCGTAGGCGGCCGCACTTTCAAGGTATCCGAACTAACGCCGAAGGGGGAATAAATGGACTTCAGCCAACCCGCTCCCGCGCTGTCTAAGGACGAGGCCGCTCCCGCCCCCGTTACGGAGGGCGGTAAGGAGTCGGCTGCCGGTTCACTGTTTAGCTCGCTCGCCGCGCCGTTCGTTAAGGGGGCTAAGTATGTCGGTAAGCAGTCTCTCGCGGGGCTGTTCGAGGACTTCCTCGGTAACGTAAGCGAGGCGGCCCGCGCTGCGGGTAAGGAGCCGCCGCCCATCAGCGGCGCTCGCATTCTATTCGGCAGCGACATGGTTGACGCGCTGGCCGAGAAATACGGGCCGATGATTAGCCCCTACTCAGTTGCCAAGATGCGCGAGCGCGAGGAGGCCGCGTTAGTCGGTAAGGAACGTGAGCGGGCCGCTAAAGTGCCCTTGTTAAGCAAGGAGGGCGTTAAAGGGGTCATGGATTTGGCCGGGGCTAATGAGCCCGCGCCGGGGCCGATTAGCGGCATTCTTGGTGCGGGGGCGCGGATGCTATCCGACCCGACCGTTAGTATGTCGCCGTTCCAACGTGGCCCCGCGATGGTCAACATCGCTAAGGCGGGGCTCCCCGTCGAGCGGGACCTTAGCATGTTTCGCGGCCCCATCACTGCGTTCGGCGCGGGTAGTGGGGCCGAGGCTGGCGGCGATGTAGGCGAGGCCGTCGATAAGAACGTATTTGGCGGCGAGGGCACGACGGGCCGCGTGGTCGGAAGCCTCGGTGGCGCTGTAACAGGAGGCCACCTTAACGACCTGCGAGCGCGAGCGGTTACGGAAGCGGCCGGTAAAGTCGTATCGCCTGTCGTGGATGCGGCTAAAGGTGTAGTAGCCGCTAAGCGGGCCGGGGACGAACGTAGCCTGTGGGCGATCTTTAATGACCGCTACGGCGACCTTCGGGCGGAAGCTAAAGGCTTCCTCAACGAGCGCGTCCTTAACCAATACGCCGAGATTCTGGCCCGCGACCCGGAGGCTAAGCGTAAGCTGGCCGAGTTCAACGACGCGATTGAGGCGAGCGGTGGTAAGGGACAGGCCGATTACAGCCTTGCGCAGCGGGCGACGACTCCTTACCTCGTTAGCGAGGTCGAGCAGCAAATTCCCCGGACCAAGGAGGAGGTCGCCGCGCGGTCGCTACGCGAGGAAGCCCAAAAGCGCGACGTGGTAGCCCGCTTTAAGGGGCTGTTCCGCCGCAGCGGTGCGCCGAAGGCTGAGGATATTACGGACGCGCTGGAGGAAGTGCGCCAGACGCATAACGCTAAGATCGGCGCTATCGAAGATCAGACCCGCAGCGAGAAGGCCGCGATTCCTAACTGGGACGCGCCGGGCCAGCCTACGGCGTTTCAGCGTGGCGAGGAGTTGCGCGGGTTAGCTCAATCCGAGAAGGACGCTTCGCGGGGCGTTGAGGAGGCGCTTTACGCGCGGCCGCTCGACGCCGCTGATGCCGCTCGCGTGGGCATCAACATCGCCCCGATGAAGGACGCTATCGGAGAGGTCGTTAACACGATGCGGGCGGCGGCGGACCCAGCGTCCGTGCCTAAGAGCATCCGCAACCTCGGCTCTATCTTCGATTTGATGGACCAATACAAGGGTAAGCTGCGGCTCCGGGACGCCAACGAAGCGCTGGGGCTGTTGTCGAACGATATCGAGGCGCTGCGGTCCGGGCGCGGCGACCCTATCAAGATCAAGAACCTCTCGGATATTCTCGACACCGTCCGAGAGCAGACCTACGGCTCGTTGCCCCCTGAAATTAGCCGCCAGTTCGCGGAGGCGCAAGCTCACCATTCGACACTCCATGCGCCGCGCTTCAAGGAAGGCGTTAATGCTAACGTGTTCCGCGAATCGGGCTGGGCGCAGCCGGGGATGGAGCGCATCCGCAGCGAGGATTTGCCTAACGCGTGGAAGGGCGAGACCGGAATGCAGCTATTCGACCGGATGTTCGGCGGCAACGAACAGGCTAACATTCCGCGCAACATGAAGGCTTACCAGATTCTTGGGGAGGGGCTGGAGAGCCAGTTTAATAAAGACGTGCTCTCGAAGCCGGGGACGCCGAGCCCGGACGCCTTTAATAAGTGGGTTGATGCCCACAGCGCCGAGCTTAACCGCGTACCGCAGAGCCGCGACCGCATTACGCAAGCCTTTAACCAAGTCGCCACGAACGACCAGTTGATTAAGGAACAGCATGACCTGTATAAGGACGTGACAGGACACTTGCTGTCGAAAACGGTCGGCCCGGACCAAGCTAAAGCCATTCTCGCTAAGGGACTAAGCAACCCCGGCGACATGAACAAGCTGGTTAACTTCGTCCGCGAGACGCAGGGCACGGAACAGGGGCCGAAGGCGCTCGTCAAGTTCCTTATGCAAACGGTTAGCCCTTACACGAACGGGGAATATGACCCGCGCAAGCTGATCGCGGTGCTTAATGCGGGCCAGCCCGAAGTCGGTAAGGGCATCGGCGGCGCGCAAACCCTGTTCCGTCAGGCTTACGGCGCGGAGCTTGGGGATAAGCATTTCAACAACCTCATGGCTATTGCGGAATTGGCCGAGCGGCAGCGGCTTACGAACCCGAAGTTCTACCGCCCTATGGGCGAGACGGACATGGACTTCATCAAGGGCGCGAGCGGCCAGAGCGGCGCAAGCTGGCTTAGCTACCTCAACAACATGGCACAGGGCCGCATTAGCCCGGTGTATGTGGCGGGCGTCGCGGGCGGCCGGTTCGCTAACATGCAGCTTAGTAAGGCCATGCGGGACATGCAGAACGAGGCGCTGTTTAACCCACGCGTCAGCGACCACGTTATCGAGCTGATGAATACGGACTCCCGTTACAAGTTGAGCGATAAGGGGCGGGCCGCACTGGAGGCGCTTAAGGACCGGGCGGGGCCGGACGCTAAAGACACCTTGCAGCGGCTAATCGACGCGGGCGCGTGGCCCACGATTAACGCGCAAAGCGCCCGGATCGGCGGTAAGGAGGCCATGGACGAACCGGCCAACAAGGAGAAGGAGCGCCGCCGTGCCCGTTGAGCTTGAACGGAAGCTAAAGCGGGAGGCGGCAAAGAAGGGGTACAAGGGCAAGCAGGCTAACGCTTATGTCTACGGGACCATGCGCAAGATGGGATGGCGCGGCCCCCAAGGAGGACGGAAGAAATGAGTGGAGAGCCGATTAAGGAAGACGGTGTTACGGTTAGCGGTCCGGGCGGCTGGAAGGCTACCGCACAGGGCCGCGACACTATTATCGTTTTGTTGATCGGGGTCATTGTAGCGCTAGGCTATCTGCACCATCAGTCCGCAGACCAACACTTACAGGACATGGCCGCGCAGCACCAGAAGATAGACGACAAGTTTAATGAAATGATTTACGTCCTATCGCTGACGCAGCCCGACCGCGAAAAGCTAAACATTGCGATGCCGGAGAGCCTTCGGGCTAAGATTCGGCGGCAGCGCCGCTTGGACGACTAGCATGAATACCGCCTCTTACGTCCGAGACTTCATATTCCCCGCCGCGTTCTCGTTCCTGCCGCAGGAAATGAACACGCGCCCCGCCCGCGCTATGCTAATGGCTATCGCGTTCCAAGAGTCGGGGTTTGCGAACAGGGCGCAGCTTAACAATGGACCGGCGCGGGGTTGGTGGCAGTTTGAGCCTAGCGGCGTGGTCGGCGTGATGGACCACAGGACCAGTTCCAGTTACATTAAGGAAGTCCTGCGGGGGCTCGGCTATTCGACCATGAGCATCGCCGCGAGTCACGAAGCCGTCGAACATAACGACGCGCTCGCGTGTTGCTATGCGAGGTTGCTGCTGTGGACGCACCCGAAGCCGCTGCCGACCGATACGCAAGCAGGCTGGGATTACTACAACTTTCTCTGGCGGCCGGGCCAACCGCGCCGCGACGACTGGAACGCTAACTGGTCGTTAGGTTGGAGCTACGAAGATGCTCGATAGACGAGTCACGGGGCAACGCATGGAAACGCAGCGCACAGTAACCTACGCAATCCTTATCATCTTCGGGGTAAGCGTGGCGACGGTGTTAGTGCAGAGCGACCAAGCCGAGCGCTCGACCATCCTGCAGACCGTAATTAACTTAACCACGTTGGCGGCGGGCTACTGGTTAAGGGCGTCCTCAGAGCCGCCGCAAGTACCTCAACCCCCAAAGGAACAGGAGCCTAAGACATGAGACAGGTTATGCTGTTAGCAGTAGTGCTGTTGGCGGGCTGCGCCAACATGGACCCCGCGCTTATTAAGGCGATGGAGGGGCAAGCGGGCGCGGTTTGCGTGACGGGCGCGACGTGGAACGGTAGCCCCATGTCCGTCCAATATACCCAGTTCGGCGGGAAGTCCGTTGGGACAGCCGGGGGCGGCGGCGTTGCCGAGTGCGGCGCGGCCAAGTTCACGTTCAACAACGAGGGTAAGGTGCAGCCGCCGCAGCCCGCTAAGGCGGTGACGCCGTGACCGATAAAATCAACATCGACGTTAACGGCGTTAACAGCATTACGGTCAACGGCGTCCAGTATTATCCCGCGCAGACTGGGGGCGGCGGTGGAGGTGGAGGAGGGGGCGGCGGAGGGGATAACGGCGGGGGCGGTCAACCCGGTAACTATCCCTCGCTTGGCCCGCAAGGCGCGACCCACTACTACGCGGCCGGGACCTACCTGCTACCGATGCTGCCGGACGGCGCTAAGGCCATTCTGATTCAAATGGTCAATGAAGCGCCGGGGTCGAATCCGGGGATGGCCTATATGGCGTCGGTGTCGAAGTCGCCGCAGACTACGCCGCAGGGCCAATCCCCTTACTGGGGCGAATGGGCATCGTCGGGCGGCGGCTTTACGTATGCCCCAACGGCGCAACCGGGCCACCCTTACGACACCTGCATCATTCCGCGCGGTGAGCAGTGGTATTTGAATTGGGGCGTGTGGTATGGGACGCCTGCGCCGCTCGGGATCGCGTGGTCCATTCAGTATTAAAGTCTTAGCCGGTCTTTGGTTAAGCTAAGGGGCCTTCGCGGCCCCTTATTTTTATTCTTCATCCAGCGTCTCGGCGTGGCCCTTACAGAACCATAGGTCCTCAATCTGGACGGTGGCGGGCTCACAACAGCCGCGCTTCCAACAGGGCCGCGCGTTGAGGGGCATCGCCGCGCTGTAGGGGACCCCGGCCTCGGTAAACACCTTGCGTTCTTCCACTTTCTCCTTACCCCCTGATCCGGTTAGGCCCATGGTGGGCTCGTAATCCATGCAGCGCGGCAGCTTATGGCACTTAAGCATCCCCTCGCGGAACCGCTGCCGCAGGTACATGATGGTGCGCTTAGATAGGTCCATCTTGTTCGACAGCACGGTCGCGGACTGCATCCGAGCAACATCCTTAGTCCCGTAAAGCCGCCGCGTTTCATGCCATTTGATGAACGCATAGTCGCAGCACCAACCCGACTTGATGATCTTCTTGGCTAATTCGCGGTTCGGCATGTTAGTCGATGCAGGTCCAAAGTTCGCCACGGACGCGGCGCTCGCAGCGGCCCGTTAGGATGCAGCGCTCAGGGTGGTTGCAGTGTTCGGGGTGCGGGGCGCGGGGCTGTAGTAGCTCTCGCGCGTCGCGGAGGCTCTTTTGGGCTTCTTCAAGCTGCTGTTTTAGGTTCATGCGGTTGCTCCTTAAGGTAAATCCAAATGCGCCCATTTTCCTGTACCTTGCCGACAACATCGCTAGCAACTAGGGAATCAAGGGCGCGTTGGACTTCGTGGTAGAGATACTTCCGGGTGTGGGTACTCATCAGCTTGGTTAATTCGATGCGCGGGTTGTCGCGGACGAAGGCTAGCAGGTCATTGTAGGGCCGAAGCTCGACGCGCTCGTTAAGGACGCCGAACACGTCGTCGAAGTCGCCTTCAATGGCGTCGATGCGGGCGACGGCCTCTTTAAGGTCGGTTAAGGTAACTAACAGCCGGTCGCGTTTGCTGACGGCGATCACCATAGCGAGCTTAAGAACGTGGGCTTGCTTGCGGTCGCGGAAGCCCGTCACGTCGCCGTGTTCGGATTCCAGCTTGCGGCAGTGTTCGTTATACCACTCCTCGCCCCACACGTAGGCTTCCTCGGTAATCTCGAAACAGCCCTTAAGGCGGTTGATGCGGCACAGGTCCTTAATTAACTGGGCGCGGATCGCTTCGATGTTCGCGGGCATGTTGCGCTTGGGCCACGCAACATACTTAGCCTTACGGTCCGCGTGGATGAACAGGGTGCGGCTCGGAAAGCCGCCTTCCTTAGTCCAACGATCAAAGGACTGTCGCACCCAAGAGGGCGTCGTCGCGCCGATCAGGTTAAGACACGGCTTTTCCAACGTCTCGCCCTGTCGATAGATGGTAAACTTGTCCCAATCGTCCGGGCAGTCCCATAGGTCCGTTAAGGCGCTAACGAGGCCGGTGTTGTCGGGGTCGAAGAATACGCTAAATTCGGGGCTGACGATCATGATGGCCGCCGTTTTGGTGTTCTCGGCATCCTCATCAAGGGTGCGGTTGTCGGAGCTATGCAACTGGTCCATCCGCTGTATCAGCCCTTCCCATGTCGTGTTCTTGGGCGCGAATTTGACGGACGGGACTTTCTTAAGCAGCCGCATTCCTTCGTTAACGGTAGTGGACTTCTGGATGCGGCCCGCCTTGGCGACGAAGATAATGTAGAAGTTAGGGTAAAGCAGGAAGCGGCCTTGATCGATCCAGACCTTACGCTCAAGCGCCCCGGCGATGGCGCTGACGCCGCACCAATAAAGGAAGCGCTCGGGCGTTTCGCCGTAGGAAGCGTAGGAACAGAACGCGCTAAGCCAGTCGGGGAATTCGCGGCGCAATTAGGCGACCCTCGTAACGACGCACGTTTCGCAGTCCAGCCCCTCGCCGACCTTAAGCGCCTCGAACTGGGGGATTTCGGTGCGGGTTAGCTTAAGGGTTTGCGCGACGAACTGCAGGGTGCCACGCTCGACGGTTTGCAGGGTGCCGGGTTCTTTAGGGCGGATGGAGAAGATCATTCAGGTTCTCCTAACGCAAGGTGGTCGAAGCCGTTCCCGCATCCGGTCTCGAAGCGCGAGGCTACTTTGACGGCCTCGACGGCGTCCTTACCTAAGTGCATTGCCGCAATAGCGAAGTCCCGGCCGCTGCCCCACGCCATAAACAGGTCTTCCATCTTTATGGCAATCGGTTGTTGGCTGTAAGTCCACACGCCTTCAGGGTTAATGACGATAAGACGTGACCAACTGTCTTTATCTTTTTGACAGTCGGGCCACTCGGCGGCAGTCCCGCATCCAGTATACCATTCAGCTAAATATTCCCCCGCGTCTTGGTCTCCAGTCCAGCCTAACAGCGTTTCAACCCCGCGCCGTTTAATACGGCGAATCTTGGTGGTGGTCATAATAAGGCCGTTATTAAGACAGCGCCTATCGGCCGCTAGCGTTTTACCGTCCCACGCGATTACGCTCATTACGCCGCCTCCGACCGCGCCTCGGCGAACGTAGCTTCGCGGTCCAACTGCTCGACCATACGCTCGGCGTAATCGACGGCGTAGTCGGCGCGGATGCGCTCAGCGATGATGGTGCCTTCGAGGTTATGCCGGAAGCGCCGCGCATGTTCCAGCCGCCATTGCCAAATCCAGCGCCAGAACGACAGCCAAATCCACTGCGCAACACGGACTGCTTTAACTACTTTGTCTTCGGTTGCCATCTTTCCTCCGTTTTCTCCCATTCCCACACCTTGCCCCACGACTCGCCGCTCACACTGAAGCTAACGGGAATCGTTAAGGGGTCGCTGTAGGGGATGGGAATTAAGCTAAGGGCCTCGATTTGAGGGATAAGCTCCTGTTCGGAGCCGATTGGGATTTGCATGGTTAGGCTATCGTGGACCTGCAGCAGGACCTCGACCTTGGGCAACTGCTCCGCGATGGCGCAAAAGGCTTTGTTAATGACAAGGGCGACCGTCGATTGCGGGACCCACGCGCAAGCCTGTGGGATACAGTTATCAACGCGGTCGAAAAACTTGATGCGATAGCCAAATTTGTTGCTAATGGAACGGGTGCGCCACACGGTATCACGGACGCGCTGATGCCACTTAGGGATGCCGGGGTGCTTGGCGAACCACTTAGCTTGGGCGGCTTGGGCGACGGCGAGCGTGGTGCCGCACTGCTTAGCAAGGGCGGGCGGCTGCGCAAGGTAATCGCTGCCATGGCCGAACACTTTAGCATCGCGGCGTTTCTGCTTGTTAATAGTGCCGTCAGGGTTGTAAGCGGCGTCGCCGAATATGTCGATGCAGTTACTATCGTGAACGTCCTTACTAGGGTCCCGCTCTTCCTCACGCAACTGTTCCTTAAAATAATCGTCCTCGGCCTCCCACGCCGTAACCCACATATCGGCGCGCTTAAGGTCCATGTCAACAATGACATAGCCGGGGTCCGGGATTATTAGCTCGCGGAGGTTAGGGAGGCGGCCGGTAAGGAGGTTCATTATTTATGCGCGTCACGCCAATGATCGGCCAGCCCAACTACCTTAACGCGCTTACCACATGTTGGGCAAGCCACCTTCGGGGCCGAAGGCCGTTGCAACCTCGCGCAGTCGTCGCAGGAGCATGGATAGCCGGGAGGGTCTTCGTTAAGGAACGTGCCGCAGACTTGGCATAGCGTCCCGTCGAATATCATTTCAGTTATTTCACCCATTTGAACCCTCCGAACGGTTCACGGCGTTCTCATTGTGGCTGGTTTGCAGCGTGGCGATAACCTCTCCGCAGGTCGCAATCATCAGCTTCCCGTTCGGGGTTGTCGGGTCGAAGTCGCGCGTTTCAAGCCGCGTTTCGTAGCCGCACAGCGGAGCCCACTTTTCGTAGGCTTCATGGAATATCCGCGCCAGCCGTTCGGGGCCGATGTTGAGCGGGTCCGATACGCTCGCGGGGTTCTCAGCGGGATGGCATCGCCACGTCTTACCGTTCACGACGACCGCCGTGATTCCCGGCGTCCGAAGCTCTCGCAGCCCGATATGCGCCTCGGTTTCGCGCCGTTCCTTTTCGTGCCCCATTTGATGACGTTCGAGCGCCCGCGCAAGGGCTTGGATGCGCGGAACGAAATCTTCGAGTTCCCTCACGCTGTTCCATTCGCGCACGGCTTCGAAAGCCGCCTCCGCGAGAGCCCCTGCGTAGGCGTCCAAACGGCGAATCTCGTCGTGGGCCTGCCCAATCAACTCGCGGAGCGGCACCGAGTCGTCGCCGCCGTTCGTGTTGAGGCGATGCCGAAGGAGTTTATCTATCCGTGGTGTGTCGCTCATTGCCCTGTCTCCTTAACCAACCCCTCAAGGTGCGCCTTAAGCACTTGCGCCAGCGATTCGACTTCCCTAATGCGGTCAGCGGCGTCTTGGTAGTTACCGTGGGCGGCGGCTCGGAGTCCCCGCTGCAGGTTATGAGTCAACTGGGTTCCAAGCTGTTCGATGGTGGTGAGGGCCATAAGTTATCCTAAAATGTCGTCGGGTAGGGTTGGTTTAGGGGCGGCGGTCCTAGCGTCAGGGGGCTTATCGAGCAAACCCTCAAGGTGGCGGGCGTGGCCGTAGCAGACCTCGCCTAGGCGCTCGAAGAAACGGATATTAGCCTCAAGGGCGGCGCGGAGCGGGTCCATTTAACGGTTTACGGCATACTCCTCGCGCACAATAAAGGGCCATGCGATCACGCACACTAGACCGGCCCACCACCACGCCGTAAGTGGTTGCCCCGCACCAAGGTCGTAGCCAGTTATCCCGGCCATGAGCAACCCGATAGCGGTCCAGCCCATTGCCCTCCAGTTTTCCAGCAGCACCTCACTCCAAGTAGGGGCTTCGTTCATTTCGAGACGCCTTTCACATCCTCAGTAAATAAGTCGCCGCGCCAATCGCGGTGCGGCCCACGGTGCCCGCGGCGGCGCTGGCAGTAGCACTCGCCTCCGGGAAGCGGATGCGATGCCGTGCATTGAGTCCAGACGTAAGGTGTCCAGAGCCACGCCACGAAGCGTTCCAAAAGCGTGAGCGGTTCCACTATTCGCGCCCTTCCGCAATCTCATCGTGCAACTTTAAGGCGCTCGCGGAGCGCGATGATTTCGAGTTGATCGAACTCAAGGAACGCCGCCGCTTGGCGCAGAAGTTCGGCGAGCTCCGGCTCATTGAGAATTTCGTCGGCCTCCGCGTAGAGCCGCGCCGCGTTCGCGTGCGGCGGCCCGACCGTGCTGACCGTATCGCGGACCAATGGGGCGGTAAACGTCATTTCACATGCACGATGTTCCAGAGCGTGTGCAGCGCGAAGATAGCCAGCGCCGCCCGCCAGTCGGCCCAAAACAGGAACCCGTAGAGGACGACTTCGTTGCACGTCCGGTAGTAAACGTCAGGCATCCGAATCCCTTTCCGCAGGCTTATCGGACGCGAGCATGTGTTCGACCATCTGCCGCGCTTGGTCAGCGGTAAACAGGTTCGTGCCGACCGGCCACGTCTTGTTCTTGTTCCACTCGTCGTCCTTACGGCCATCGAAGCTGATGCCGCAGTCCGGGCCGAAATCCTGCGGCAGCTTCCAGCAGAGGAAGCGATCCACCATCGCCTTCACGTCGGGCTCAGGGATCGCGTAAAGGCGCTCCAGCTCGTCGGCCGCTTGTTGAAGGTCGTGGCGCATCTGCTCGGAGAGCACCGACAAGACGGTATCGGTGTCCTCGAAATACCGACGCAGCCGTTCGGCGAGCGTCATTTGTGCAACCGGGGTTCTATACATTTACGTCCCTCTCCTCGTTCCATTTACTTCGTTATTTCCTTACCGGCAGTAAGGTTTTGTAGATTGAGGCCGCTTCCGAATGGGTTTGTAGCGCTGCTGAAGCGGAAAGTATTAGCTCCCGCAATGTTATAGCTACAACGCCAACGGCCATCACGATCAACACGAGCCTCAACAGCTTCAATAGCGGTGTCATAGGACCTCACTAAGTTGATGCGGCTTGTTAGGGGGAACAGTAGCGGCTCGCGCTTGCCTATTTCCTGCATAGCGTCGTCGTCGCAGGTTACTTTCATGCCCAGTTTAGTGCGCTTCATGATGGGCTTAAGGCCGAGCCGGGTGTAGAAGAACTTGCTTAGCTTTTGAGGGCTAAAGCCGCCCTTGTCGCCTGTTAGCTTAATAGAAGCAAGAAGCTCGGCCTCGGTTACTAGGCCCTCGCGTAAGCTAAGAAGCTCGCGGCGTAGGGTTTGTTTGCGGGCGTTGTTGACGCGGACGCCCCGGAACATAATGGTGATCGCGTGGTTAAGGATGCGGACCTGTTCGCGGTTCTGGGATTCGAGGTTAAGCTGCGCTAATGCAAGCTCCTGTTTCTCTTGGACCCCATACGTGTAGACGCAGTCGAGGCAGTTGTAATGCCATAGCTGCGGGAACACGATGGGCTTATCCCAGAACTTGCCGTCGTCCTTCCAATATCGATACCAGTCGCAATACATCGAGGCGAGGTAATCGAGCGACTTGGGGGTGCCGGGGAACAGGACGTTTTGCGCGACCATAGTATCGAAGTGCGCCTTGGGCCACAGTCCGGCCTTTTCATACAAGAACTGGATATCGAAGCTGATGTTCTGGTTAGACAGCTTACAATTGGGATGGTTGAAGATCGCGTTAAGCAAATCCCAAATGTAAGCGGACTGTTCGGCTGTGAAGGTGCGGCCGCGCTCGTTGTAGAACGGGATGCAAATAGCGTCGTGGCGGCTCCACGCCAGCCCTAGGCAGACTATTTCATTGCGCTTAATCTCAAGGTCGCAGATTAGGCGGCTAGGCGTGGCAAGAACGATATCCCTAATGAAGCCCAGTGTATGACACACCTTATCGTAATCAGGGTTAAGGATGAAGCGGCGCTCGGGTTCCTCAATAATGTAACCGCTCGGGTCGGCGGCTACAGCGGCGGCACGGCGTAGGTCGTTAATCGTAATCTGACGCCACGCGTATTGCCGGAGGACGCCCGCAGGGTGGTAGGTTGGAATGACGGTAATGCCGTCCAGCCCCGGCGCGTTACACGATAATATGCTACCCCGCCATTTATCGACACTTTTGCAATTAGTGAGCGCCCAGAGGGCAGTGTTGCCGAGAGCGACAATAACCGCCGGTTTAAGTTCCGCAAGCGCACTGTACAGGGCCTCAAGGTCGGCGGCGGCATGGGGCGCGACCCACTTGTCGCGGAACCGGACTTCGCCCTCGCGGCGCGTTTTCTTGGGGTTAATGAACAGGTCAATGTCGTTCCTTTCCGGGCGCGTTTGAACGCAGTTGCTTATCCAACAGTCGGCGCGGGCAATACCGGCGTCGGCTAACATGCGGTCAAGCTCCTGCCCTGCGGAGCCGACGAACGGCATGCCGTCGCGGTCTTCCTGTTCGCCGGGGGCTTCCCCGATAAGGGCGATCCGAGCGTTAGCGGGGCCTACGGCTTGGCAGCGCATTATACGTCTCTATAACTTCAAAGCGATGGCCTTTAGGCCAATAACGACCAATTACGGTCGCACTAGCCATCTGGGCCTCGTCAATTGTCATGTAAGGGATGCTCGATCCCTCTCGTTTAATCTGTGCTAGCCCAAAGCCCTGTGGCAGAATTACGGTAGCCTCGCGCGGGATTACACGCATTAGGCTGTCGGCACGGACGATAGCCGGGGCCGCAGCCAGCGCTATACAGCTCTGCAAGAAGCCGCGCCGGTTCATAGCTGACCGCAGTCCTTAGCCGACTTGAACAAGGCTATTTTGGCTTGACGCTCAACGCGTTCCTTTTCGCTCGCCTCACGCTTAAGGGATTCGTATTCGGCGGACCGCGCTGTTCGGGCGGCGAGAGAGCCATAGCGAGCTTCAAGCTCTTTATTGACTTCCGCCAAACAGCCCGCGCCGCCGATGAACTTGACGCTGTGGTCCATAATCGGAGCGCCGATGATACGCTCGGCCTGTTCCGCTAACATGATCGGAACGTAAAGCTGCGTCGGGGCGACTGCGAGCGCTTCATGGCCGTTGCGTAGCAGTTCCATTAGCTGTTCCTGCCAGCCCAGTTCGGTTAGAATTAACGTATCGCGGTTAATAACGCGCATTAAGCTATCCGCCCGCACAATGGCGGGGGCAACCGCGAGCGCGATGCAGGACTGGAGGAAGGAGCGGCGATTCATTGTTCGTCTAGCCCATTAAGCGTATGCTCTAGAGCCCCTTTAATAAAGCCCTGCGCCCAATAAGTAAACGTAAAATAGGCCCCTAACGCGAAGCCTAAGACTAGTCCAAAGAACAGCGCGGCGAAGTCGATCATAGCGGCACTTTAGCGTTTTCGTCGTCGTAACCGTCACAGCATTCCGGCTCGGCGGCGTTGGATTCCAGCAGTTCGCAGCGCACGGTTGTTTCGCCGTGCGGCTCGCGTTCGCGGACGAAGTAGCGGCAAGCGGCGCAAGCCTCGCGCCGCTCCCACACCCGTTCGACAATTAGCCAGCGCGGGTCCATCAGCCGCGCGGCAGCGGTTGGCCTTGCATGATGCTCGGGACGCGCATCCGAATGGCCCGCACGGCGCTATCGGCGTCGGCGATAGCCTCCCCGACGCCCGTACAGCCGGGGTTGTTACAGCGGGCCGTAAGGACGCCGATCCAAAGCTGCACGTCGCCTTGGTTTTCAAAAAGCAATTGGCTGGCGGACGCGCTCACGGTGCCACCTTCGCCGCGATCAGGGCTGCGCGGACGTTAGCGTCAGTCGTGGCGTTCTGCACGTAGGTAAGGTGCGCGTGTTCGTGCATGGTGATCGAACGGATGGGGACGTAGCCGTAGCCCTTAGCCTTAAGCTCGTCGGCGAGGGCCAGTGTCCATGTTCGGGTGCGGTAGCGACACGTCGCGTTGTCTCCTACCTGTATGCTCATCCCGTAGGTATTAGGGTCCGAAGAGCCGCCGAAAGGCAGCCGCGCAATGCAATCGCCCTGCGGGTCGCGGATCAGCATTACGCTATCCCCAAGTTCAATGTCGATAAATTCCATGATGTGTTCTCCGTGTTTTAGGCTACAAGGAAGGGGTGGAACCCAAGCGCTAGGCGGACTCCCCAAGGGGGCCAGTAAGCTAGCTGCGCGAGACGCTGCCTCATGTCTCGTTATCCCTCGCGTTTGGCCGTTTGAGTTCTTTAGCACAGGGGTCCCATAGAGAAAATATGCCGGTTGGTATAGCTTGGGACCGGCGCTCCAAGTCTGCAAGTCAGGGCCGTTTACCTTAACCCCCGCGAACGGTGCAAACCCCGGCGCGGTAGCAGTGGGAAAGAATCTACTCTCCCCGCTATTCTTTTAGGCCGCGCTGACCGCCGTGACCTTGTTCTCCATCAGTTCGGGCTTGTCCTTACGCGGGCCGATTTCGAGCCGGAGCTTGAATTTGCGGCCACGAAAGGCGCTGAATTTCCAGCCCTTCTGGTTATTGCCCGTCGCCTCTTGAACGCGCCCCAATTCGAGGTTGCGGTTGGGCGAGAAGTCCAAAATGGGCTCCTCGACCGTCGCGTTCTCCGCGAGGTCCAGCATGATGCGATAGGTGTAGGCGTAGCCGTTGGCGTTGCGCGGCGCACCCATTACCTTAGCGATAGTGCCGGACGGGTCCGCGAGCCAGCAGCGGAGCGCCATTATGGCCCACGGTCGGCCGTTCTTCTCGCCGGTCGTGAACTTGAGGTCGGCTTCCTCGACGCCGATCTGCGCGGTGTAATCGCCAGCCGGGTAAGGGGTAAAGGTACTATCTGCTACCTCGGCGTGTTCTTGAGCTTCAAACTTATTAACGTCGAACATGGTTGGTTGGCTTCCTTGGTCTGTGGTTACTGTTACGATGGCGGGGCAGAATTGGAAGCGGCCCCACGGCGCTTGGTGCTACTCTTTAAGGTCGGAGCGGAAGGACGTTAGTAGTAGGGCTACATCCTTGCCTTGGTTACGGGCGGGCTCTAGGATCGCGGCTAGGTGCAGAAGTAGGTCCTCGATGGACTTGAACCGCGCCTTAACGTTTTCTTTCGTTAGGGCAAGAGCGCCCGCCTCAAACAGGACGGCATTGATAGCCGCTTGAGCTGTAATGTCGATTAAGCCGCGATACACGAGGCTCGTTTCCTGTTCCAGCTTTTCGGCTGCGTGTAGGACGTTAAGGCTCATGTCGCGGCCCCCGGCTTGTCCTGTTCGTTGATCCACTTGTTACGCCAGTTAGCGACCAACGGGCCGAAATCCGCCTTAAGGTCCTCGGACCACGGCAGGTTGCGGGCCTTGGTGGTGACGCCTTCACGGATCGTAACCCAGTGGAATGTCGGCTTGCCTGTTTTAGGGTCCAACTTAGCGCTGCGCTCCGTAAGGATGGCGTCGCTAAACATGGTGGGAATGTCGGGCGCGAGCTTTTGGCCGATAGTGCGGACCATTAGCTTGCGGACGCCCGCAACAAGGTCGGGCTCGTATTCAATGTGGGCCGTCAGCACGAACAGGCAGTTAGTGTTGGAGACGCAGGTCCCGATAAGGTCGCGGAGGATTTGCTGCGCGGCGTAGTAGTCGTTTTGCTCCATGAACGGCTTGTCGCCGATCTTGAGCTTTTCGGCCATCTTGCTTAGGCCGGTTAGGCCGTCGATCACGAACGCGCGGTCCGGCCCCCACGACCCCACATCGCCAAACTTCTGGCCGGTGCGCAGGTCATGGAAGTCGTTACACAGGTTCATAATGTCGAAAATTTGGGTGTGCTTTTCCTTGTTGATGCCGCCCATGGCCTTAAGCTGGGCGTCGGTGAAGTCCCGAATAAGCTCGGCCTTCTTGCGGACGACCGTAAAGTCGTCTTGGTAAGGCGCGACGTAGTTCCAGTGTAGCTTATCGGAGGGGATATCGCCTAGCATTTCCTCGAAGCCGGGTTCGGTGGCGAGGTAGAAGACTTCAATTCCCGCGTCAACGAGGGTTCGGACGGCGTGAGTCTTACCACTGGTAATCTCGCCCATTAGCAGGACGTTGGGGGCTTGGCGTTGTTGGTCGGTCACTGCGGTTCCTTAGCTTCAGAGGGGATAACTGGGGCGTCCGCGAGGCAGCGGAGGCGGGAAAGGAAGGACTGGGCGGCGATCTTATCGGGGTCGTATACGACCCCGACCGGGGCGACCGGGTCTAAGGTATAGCCGTGAGCGTTAAGGACGCTCTCGGCTTCATCGGCCCATTCTTGGGGGCCTACTGTGTCGCATCGCCACATGTTTACCGACTCTGTGCCGAACAACGCCTTAATTTCTTCGTCTTCTAAGCCAAACTCAGGGCTGTCACAGTTCATTTCGCGGATCATTTGGGCCTCTTTCCACCCAAATATAAGTTGGCATTCCCCTAACGCACAGGCAGGAGTGCCGCATTCAGTCAAGAATTGGTCCATGTTTAGGACGCGATTTACGTTGGTCCGCATGTGACGGATCAGGACTCGGAAGTTATCGGCTTGTTCGGGAGTCATGGCTTAGTCCTCTTTTGGCAAAAGTGAACGATCGATGCGGGGGCGACCTAGCGTAATGATGGCTTCGCTGGCGACCTTGCGGATTAGATCGACGGCGCGGTGCGCGTCCCGTAACCGCGTGTAGCCTTGGTTGCCATACATTAGGGTCTGGCGGTTGGCGCTCTGCAGGTCGATATCGTAGACGCGCTTAAAGCTGTCCGCGCCGGTTTGAATGTCGCGGGGGACGATAACGAAGCGGGATGCACGGCTCATTGCGCGGCCTTTCGTTGGGTTCTTAATTCGGTGAGCCGTTCAAGGATATAAACGGCGAGAGGGTCGGTTAGGGCGGGGGTAGGCTTGAGGGTTATAGGTGCGGGCGGCGTTGGTTCAGTTACTAGCACCTCAACGTTATACTTAAAGACGTTAATGCAGTCGGGACCATAAATGCCTGTTTGGTAACCTAACTGACCAAAGGTGTCGGGGAAGTGGACTATAACACAATCCTTGTTAGGAGACTGATCCTTAACGGTCCCAATAGCACCTTTAAGGACCTTGCCCCAGCTTGTGCCGATGTAAACTACGGATTGCCCTACCTTAAAGTCAGTCACGGCTCGCCAGTGGATTCCATTTATGCAGCACGTAGTTCCCCTGCAACCAATCTTCAGGGTATTGGCTGTCGCACAGCGTAACGTAACGGCAGCCGCCGTAAGCCTTGCAAGCGTCTCCGAGGTCCTTACGCCAATGCCCGGACTCCCAAGAGCGGCGCATGTCCGCGAGGGTAGCCAGTAGCTCGGTGTAAAAGACTTCGAGCTTCCATCGCGGGATCATTTGCAGCGATTCCATTTGGCCGTAGTCGTTTTTATAAAGGCCGACGCCGCGCACGTTAAAGCCGCCGAGCTTAATACCGTATTGACCGCAAGCCCATGTGTAACCTAACAGTTGGTTGCTTAAGCGCCAACCGTTAACCCACGACTTGCCTAGCTGCGTGGCGGTCTTGTCGTCCTCCCCGACTAACATAGAATCGCGCCAGATCATAATGCTGTCGAAGCGGCCCGCGTAGATAAGGGGATCGCCCGTTGTCGGGTGCAAGAAGTCGGGGATCGGGACGGCTAGCGCGTATTCGATAGCGTGGCGGTTCGCGTCGGGGGCCTTGTAGAGCTTAAGGTTTGGCGTGTCGATGGGCCACGTTTTGAAGTAGTAGCCCAACGCGCCGAGCATGTTGAGGGCGGACTTGCCGTTATCGGCCTCGAAGGGCTCGAAGTGGCCGTAGTGCGCCAACAGTGCCGCGCCGCCGAGCGCAATGGCGTCCTCAAAGCTGCGGCCGTTGTCGGCCCACTCGCGGCGCGTAACCTCAAGGCCCTTAGCGAACGCTGCTCCCGCGTGAAGGTGGACGGACTCGGCCGTAGGCGCGAACTGGCGCATATAGCCCCACCAAAACTTCTTAGGGCAGGAGCGGTAAGCCGTAATCATAGTGTTATCGACCACGGCGGGAAAGGCCAAAGGGATGGCCGTTGACAGGAGGTTAGGCACTAGCGCCCCATCGCCTCGCGCATGTCAAGGCCAGCGGCCTTAAGGGCTTGCTTACAGGCCGCGCACAGCAGCGTCGTGGCCGTTAGCTTACGGGCGTTACCGTCGCGGTCTTTGCAGACCTTCTCGCTTTGAAACAGGGAGCCCGGATCGCGGGGCCGTAGACAGTTGTTGCATCGCATGGTGGTTATCTCCTGTTATTATCTTAAGCTCGGCTTCAAGCAGTGCCTCGCGTAAGCGGACAGATTCGGACAAGGATAGGTGCAGTGTGACGCCGCGCGGTGCTAGCACGGTAACAACGCGGTCAAACTTGGGGTGGCTGAACTTACCCAATGATCGGCCCGTCCGTGTTTAGCTTATCCATCTGGGCAAGGTCCACGGTGCCGCGCTTGGTGCTGGCGGTCTTAGCCCGTTTCTTAGGCTTGCCTTCCGCGTCGGCGGCGTCTTGCGATTCGATATTCGGGTTGACGCGCAGGGCTTTAGTGTAGATGGCGTTGCGCACGTCTTGGAGGGTTAGACCGGCCTTGGTAACGTCGCCCCCGGCCGCAACGAGCTTGGTCCGCATCGCGGCCATGTCCTGTTCGGAGAGGGCTGTAAAGATAGGTTCGTTCAACGCGGCGACTCCCCTAAGCTAATTTCCTTGATCCGGCACACGCGCAAGGCGCACACGCCGTTAACGTTGACGTGAATTACCTTACGGCTCCAATCGATAAGGACTTCGCACTGTTCCGCGCCGGTTATGTCGAGGGCGGCGTCGGCGATTTTAGCGTAAGACTCGCCCATGTCCGTGCCGTTAATGGGGGTCATGAATACATCCACTTAGGCAAGCGGCCGGTTTGGTAGCGCTTTTTAACGCTCTTGTTGACACTGGGCTTTCGGGGCTTACGCATCGGTAAGCAAGCTAGGCACGTTTTGGTGTGCGCCTTAAGGTTTTCCCTGCCTAGATTTTCGTTCGGCGTTGATCTACGGCATTCTAAACAGGTAAAGTAACCGTAGGGCTCGCCTTCAGGAACGGGGCCGGTAGGCCAACGTTCAACTTTAGGCTCCCGAATCCCTACCGTAGCGCTAGCCTTTTTGGCTGACAACGGATCGTTAGGCTTCTTCACGCTGCGGCCTCCCGTTCGTGAAGCCATGCCGTGAGGGCGGCTTCAGCGCTGGATAGGGAGCCGTTGACGTTAACGATCTTGTCCTTACCGTAAAACCGAACGGCCTTAGCGGCGTTTTCGTGACTGATCGCGCTGCACATCATTAGGCACAGGTCGGCGGCTGGAAGGGACTGGCGCTGCGACATTTCGGGCCGTTGGCCTTCGGGTGCGATGTGGACTAGCCTAAGCATGTGGAAGCGTTCTTCGAGGGTGGTAAACATGCGGCTGTGGCCCCCGGCGATAACAACCTTCCACTTATAATGCGTCGGCAGCTTAACCACGGCGGGCATCCGCTCGCGGTCTTTAGGGTCCATGCCTTTAAGCAGGTCCGCATAAGTGCCTTGCAGGTGCTCGACAGCCTTGTGCAGCGTGTCCACGGTGCCGCTAAGCTCGCTTACCATATCGAGCAGCGCGGCCTGATCGGTGCGTAAGGACTCCACGGAGGCGGCGATTCCGGGAGCGCTCGCCGGGGCCGGGGAGGTCGGCTGGCTTGCGGCTCGCTGTCGCGCTTCCAAGAAAGCGGCTAGTTTCGCCGCCCCCGCTTCGTCCAACAGGTAATGGGGTTGGGGCTTGTTAGCCTTGTCCTTCCCCATGAATACGGAATGAGAGATTTGCTCGTCGGTTAGGGCCTTGAGGATGGCCGTGTGCTTGGGCCGGGTCTGGCCGAGGATCGAGCGAAAGAGGTCGGCGGCGTCCGTCAGGTTAGACATGTTGCACCCCGCTAAGGCAAGCGTAACAGGCGCTTATGGGTTGGGCCGGGGCAAGCTCGGGCGCGGCCTTGGTAATGTCGCCCGTAATGGGGCTGTAGGTCGAGCCGTCCGTCGTGGTAGTCTTGCTAAACAGGCCGTCAAACCAAACCTGCGTCGTGCAACAGCGAGTGCAGGTCTGGCGGCTGTATTGCGCGACCAGTGCGTAAAGGGTGGGTTGGAACGGCGTAGCGTTGTTGTCCGGTTTGGCCGTCGCGACAGCGGATCGGGAGGGAAGTAGCCGTTCCGGGACGACTCCCATAAGAACGCGGTCTAGTTCGCTCTCGCCGTGGAACCACAGCTTCGGCGGCTCGTTAATGGTCTTGCGCTTGTTGCGGCGGCTCATTGCATGACCCTTTGTCCGTCCCACTTGATAACCGGCCAGCGGGCCAGCCTCAAATCGCGGGCAACCTCGAACGCGGCCTTAGACGTTAAGGCGCTGACGGTTCCCTTCGGGATAAGCTCGCCGTTGCGTTGTTCCCAGACAAAAAACCTGTGCATGATATCTCCCTCGTAGATCATGGCTTAGGAATTCCATTAGCCCGTTGCGCGGCTGCGGCAACGGCGTTATTGCTCGCTTGGTCGGCGCGTTGCGTTGCTTGGGTTAAGAGCATGACGGCAGCGGCTTGGTCCGCTTGCGCATTTTCGATTAAGGCTTGCTCAGCGTCCTGCGGGGTTTCGTATAAATCCCACTGGCCGGTATGCTTAAGGACAACAAGCCCGCCGACGAGCGTAAGGCGCGTTAGCGTGGCGCTCGTTACTTCGACGGGAACAACGGTGGTAGCGTAACGGTCGGCGCGATACCACGTAGTCATTATTGGCCTTCCTGTTGGATTGATTCGTCAATGGCGGCGTGGATGGCCTTCTGGGTTGCCAGCGCTTCCGCCGTCGCGTCGATAGGGATGATTTGCAGCTTGCAGCAGTCCGCGTAATCGTCCGCGCCCACAAGGCGGAACGTTAGGCTTCGGAAGTAAGGCATCCGGGCCGGGTCGCCGTTGTGATGGGTAATGCCTTCCGGGGGCGCAATCGACGCGGCTTTAAGGGCGGTCTTGAGCGCGTAGAACTGGAGGCGACGGCCTTTAGCTTCGCGGTGTGAGGCGTAGGGGATCGTGATAGCACGGCCGGTTTCAGCGACGTAGCCGATAGCGTCTCGCATGGAGCGCGGGAAGGTTTCGGGGTCTTTGGAGTAGGCCATTGGTGCATAGTAGCAACGTCAGAGGAGTCCGTCAAGAGGATTTTTCTTGATTGGGAACGAAAATCCTATGATTGGTATGGAATCAGCGATTTACGGGGCATATGTCGAGGGGGCGGCGTAGCTCGGGAGGGGGTTAAGAACCACTAACAACAGGTAAGCCTTTGATATAGCTTACTTAAATTTTTTATAAAAAAAATACGTATATATATCAAATACTTAGTAAAAGGTTCGCGTTATGAGGGCTCGACCGGCATAGATGCCCCGGAAATCGGCATTTGTATACCAATCAAGGGTGAATCGAGTCCAATCAAGACAAACGGCGCAGAACGCGGCCTAGGCGCGGCCCCTATATATAGGTGTCTCGATCTGGGCGTCCGCCGCCGCGCTCAACTGGCGCGGTTCTGGGCAGCCGGGGCAGCCAATCCGAAGGGCAGCCCGGACCGGGGGCGGACCTGCGAACCCCTCCCGGCCGCTTGCGGGCGCGGCGCAAAAATATTTGCTTAACCCCCTTGACACGCTAGCCTAACAGGGTAGGATGCGGGTTATCGGCTAGGGCTACTGCCGAGTCCAAAAGTAAGCCCAACCGCCAAGGCGGACCCAATCAGAGGAATCCAAGCCATGCCCATCCCCAAAGTCAATTTCGCGGTTCTCGGTCGAATCGAAACGCTCGCCGCGATGCTCGATCCGACCACCGCGCTCAACGCTCTCGCCAACGATATGGCGAACCTGATCGCTCTTACGATCAAGGGCGGCGATCATATTCCCACCGTTGTCGGCAAGCTCTCCGAAGGCATCCTGCGGGAAGCGCTCGCCCTTCGCGTCCAGTTGGACGCCGAGGCGGAAGCGGAACCCCCCGAACCCACGGCCGAAGATATCCAACGCGCCGAGGAGATCGCCGCGTCGGCGCTGGCCCATGCGCGGCTCGGACCGGACACCCCCATGGAAGGCAATGCCTAACCAAGGCTGAGCCTTAAGGAATCGCAATGCCTAACCAGAACGGAATGCCAACGGGCGCGGATTTCCGCGCCATCGCGGAGGCGGTTAACGATGCCCGGAAGGCGCTGCCCGACGCGGACGCTACCGGCCACGATAACCGCCAAACGCAAGTCATGGACGCGATGGTTAAGGATATTGCCGCGCGTCTCGCCCGCATGAACCCGCGTTTCGACCGTCAGAAATTCCTTGACGGTTGCGGCGTAAAGCAGTAGCTTAGCAATTGCACCACAACCCAACGTAGCACCCAACCCAACAGGAGCTAACATGACCGACGCAGCCAACAGCACGACCGACAAACCGACGCGCAATCGCCTGTTCTCGCGCATTTATAACTACGAAGGCCACACCGTCAGCATCGAAGTGGACGGCGGCGAGTCCCGCGTGGTGAAGTGGGAAGACCTGTCCGAAGCCGCGAAGATCGGGTTCGCGCTGCAGGGCTTCCAAGCGTGGGCTACCGGCCCCGCGACCAAGGTCTACAGCGACACCGGCGATAAGGCCAAGGCGCTGGAACTGCTCGACAATGGCATCAAGGCCGCGCAGTCGGGCGATATCGACCTTTACACCGGCCAAGCCGGGACCGGCACGAGCGGCGTTAGCGCCATGGCGCTTGTGGGCCGCGCTGCCGTGGAGGCGGGCAAGTCCTTCATCACGTTCAAGGGCATCAAGCACCCGTTCACGAACGAAGCCGAAGCCTCGAAGGTCATGTCCATGCTGTATCAGGACACGTCCGAGAACACCGTTGACAAGCACAGCATGACCGGCCGACAGCTCTATAACGTGATCGCGGACATGGAAGAAATCGCCAGCCGCGTCCGCGCCTATCGCAAGGCCAAGACCGCTCCGGAAGGCGCATTGGGCTAAGCAAGCAGCCGACAGCACCAAAGGAAAGGGGCCAATCGGCCCCTTTTTCTTTAGACGGCTAAGGCGCTTAGCCTAATGCCGTATAGCCCCCTTTCAGTAGCTTACGGATTGTGTCGGCGCAGTGCGGACCAAGATAGTAACTGTTGGGCCGTGCTAGCTTGATGCCCGCATCCTTAGCCATTTGGACTAACAGGCCGTAGACCGTGGCGGGTTGTGGTCGGCCGCACAAGGCGCAATGGCGGATATTGTTGGCGTGGAACAGGCGACGGGGTTTCATGGCCCTATCCTTTTCCCGTATAGACCGGCTTGCGCGTAAAGCGCTACGAGCGTGAATAAGATCACTAGCCCATGTGGGCTAGCAAGCCAAAGGCAGAACGCGAGTGCTATGGTTCTCATAGCACCTCCAAACTGAACCCGGCCGCGCTAAGCGCCTCAACCATTTGGTTAAGGTCGTGGGCCGTCCGCGCGATTAGCGTAGCCTGTAGAGCCTTGGGAGCGGCCGGATAGGCATGTTCGGCCCATTGTCTCGCCGCGTCAGTGACTGGGCGGACTAGGGACTCCCAAGGGGTTAGCACGACTACGAAGTCCGCACGGCGCCGGGTTGCCGTGCGGAGGGTGCGGAGTTGATTCATTGTGTTTCCCCCTGAATCCGCGCTAAGGTGCTTACAAGATAGTCCCTTGCGTCGGACTCGGTTTGAAGCTCCTCCGTCCCTTGGATATGCGTATCGGGGTAAGCGTGGGGCCGCTTAGCCCCGAACCCATCGTGAGCTTTGTTAGTACGACTGCAACACCATTGGAAATGCAGAATGCGATGAAACCCCGGATTGACTAAGGCCGATACCAAGGTCTGCATGTTGATCGGCGCGAGAGGGTCTTTAACGATTATCTCGACGTGCGAGTCCATACCTTGAACCGGGTGTTCATGGTCCGCATAGGCAAGGATGCCAACGTTATAACCCGCCTCTGTTAGCAGGTCGGCAAGGGCCGTAACAGCCGCACCGCGCCATTGGAGTATGTCGCCATGTTGGCTACCACTCATCCCCTTGAAACAGGTTAGCCAAATCTCGGTCGGCGCAAGGGCTATGCGGTCCCGTTTGGCCTTGCGCCATGCGGTCCCGAGCCTTCCAGCTAATACATCGTGATACTCAAGGCTGTCCCCTTGGTCGCAGCGGCGAATGCGCCTGGCAACGTTCTGAGGCAGCGCAACCTGATTCCGAAGGCTGTCGGCAAGGCGCTGCACCGTCTCCCGACCTTCCGGCCAGTCTTCCGTAATAGCGCGTTCTGCGGCTGCCCAATCGGACTTGAAGGGGCCGAACCATCCGCTCTGTGATTGCGTCCATTGTTTGTAGTGCTCGAACACGCCACGGTTATGCTGCGATGCAACAGCCATCCCGCGCTGAATATCCGCCGTGTAGTCTGCAATGCTGTTATACAGAAAGGATTCCATTAAAGCCCCCTGACCTTAGCAAGCTCATCCTTGGACCACCCCGCGAGAATGTCTGTTTTAATCTCACGCGACGATAGGCCAGCCTTCCGGGCCAACAGCGCTTTCTGAATAGTCCGCGTTGACACAATGCGCTGGATGCCGGGGTTTTGCTTAACCGTCTCGCGCAGCGCGATAACCCACTGCCCAAGTTCCTGAAGCTCTCGCTCCGTGGGCGCGTCGGACGGAACCCATGCTTCGTTAGCCGGAACGGGCAGCCCCAACAGGTTGGCCTCTAGCGCCTTGTCGTAATCCATGACAACGGGATAGAACCGATCAAGGGTTGCCGCGTCCAAGGCGCTACGGGCGCTGTGGAGTCTGTTAGCGCCCGTTCCGAACGTGTTAGCCGCTGCGATGATGGTTTGGTTTGGGCCGCGCTGTACGACCGGGTTATCAAGCCGGTGCGGGATATGCAGCGCCCCGTTAGCAAGCGCCCCGTTTAGAAACATCAACACGTTGGGGTCGGCCGCGTCGATTTCATCGATAAGGAAAATGCTGTTGCCTTCCCCATACAGCGTAACGAATTCGCTAGGCGTGTAGGAAAAGCGCCCGTTATCGCCGATGGGCAGGAGCCATCCCGCAACAGCGCTTTCGCTCATGCCCGCCGTGCAATGCACGGTGCCATACTTCCGCTCGAACACGCTCGCCAATTGATGCGCCATATGGGTCTTACCGCACCCGGCCGGGCCGATCAGGAGGATATTGACGCCTCCGATAGCGACAAGGGCCGCGATCTTGGCAAACAGCGGGTGCGTGTGATCCTTGAGCGCTACAGGCGTTTTAGTGCCCACTTGCAGGATCAGAGGCGCGTTAGCCTTAGCGACCTGCATCGCAGCGCGGGCAAGTGCGTCGGCCGCAATCCGGTCCATATCCGCGACGATCTGCAGCGCGGTTTCCTCAGCCTTACGAATGTTCGCGTCGGCCGTCTGGATGGCGTTAACAAGGGCGCGTGACTGGTCGCTGATGGTCCGTGATTCATCTTTTGCCTGTTGCAACGCGCCCTGCACGGCCTGTTGCACCGTGGCGTTAACAACCTCCCGGACCTTCGCCTCATCGAACCCGCCCAACAGGGATTGGAGCAATGCGCCCGCCTGTTTGAGTTTGGCATCGGCATCGCTACCGGCCGTAATGGGAGGGGCCATGGCGTTGATGATGGGTTGCGCGGCTTGTGTCGCCGCCTGTTCCACGGTGCGCGTATCCTCGAACGGGTCAACGGACTCCGGGATAGCTTGCTTCTGTTGGCTCGGCGCAACGTAGTCGAACGTGAACATCGGCCCCCATTTGCCTTGTGCCGTGGTGCGCACCGTCACGACAACCGCCGCGCCTTTCTTGCTTACCAGCGTAATCTCCTCTCCCACTTGCACCGGCAGGTTATCGTCTGGCGCAGCCCAATGCTTACGGCCGGTAACAACGCGCTCGCCGTTAGGCAGATAACCGCTCCACTTCCCGTATCTGGTTGCCATTGCGTTTGTCCTTTTCTTGGTGTGGGCTTGATTGCCCCGTTAGCGCCCTATCGCTAAGGCGCTAACAGAGTTAGCCCTATACGTTGGACGGTTCGCCGCGCCCCATAACGTAGCCATTGAAATACACGCGGTAATGGGGCGTATCGACAACCATCGCGCTACGCGAAGTTTGTTGCGTTTGTTCGACGCTGTAACCCCATGAACGAATGATTTGAACCATGGTCTCAGGAGTCCAGCTATCCGTAATGGAACGCGGGAGATACTGACCGCTGAAATTGTGCAATTGCATGTTGTCCCTTTCTTGGTTGCCGCCCTGCCCCGTTGGCTAAGCTAGCTCCGCTAGCTTAGTCCCTAACGCGCCCCGCGTCCATAATGCTATAACCGTGCCAACCCTTAGCTTATGTTACTGATGTAACTTAGGCTAGCGGATGCGCGGCCCCGGTTAGCTGTTGGCCCCTGTGCATCATGCATACAAAATGTTGGGGTTTCGGGGCTCGCGGGCCACAATATGTTGTGGTATTCAATCCCCCATGGACGCACCTATGCCGAACCCCTGTGGAAACCCCTTCCTGACTGCGCTTGCGGCCCTACGCCGCGCCGAGCCCGACCTTGCGGCCCCCGACCTTGCCGAGCGGCTGGGGGTCTCTGTAGCCCTTGTAAGCCTTTGTCTCAAAGGGGACTTGCTTGACTGCGCCCGTTGAAGCGCCCGCCCTAAGCCCCTCTGGGACGTGGCCGTTAGCCTCACGCTACCTCGCCCTCGGCGTTTATGCTGAAACGGGCTCATTCACGACCGCGTCGCGTGAAACGGGCATCCCGCGTAAGACTATTGAGGTTTGGGCTAACAGTGATGATGGAGCTAACTTCCTTTCTGAAGTGAGCCAAGCGATAAGGGTCAACTACGCGCACTGCATAACCGGCATGGTTGGCAAGGCGCTGCGCGTATTGGATGAGTCACTGGCGCGCGGCGACCCTCACGTCGATAAGTACGGCCGCGTAACCTATGTCCCTCTCAAGGCTAAGGATGCGGCTGTTGTGGCGTCCATCCTTATCGACAAGCACGCTCTCATTACTGGCGGGCTTGTGGCCTCTAAGGCTAGCTCAACTCTTTACGCACTAGCCGACAAGCTAAGCGGATTGATGGCGCAAGCTAACAAGCTCGACATGCCTGACGCGCCCGCGCCAACGGACGCGGACCCTCCGGTTATCGGCTAAGCCTTACAGGCGCTTAATCTTTAAGCAATGCACCAAAATAGTGAAACCGCTCAGGACGCGCTAGGCGCTACGCTAAGGCTTAGGCCCTTACCCTTGCTTAGGCTAACTTGCGCCCGCCTCCTAGGCCCCTTAGCTCGCGTCCTATAGCCTATTATCGTTAGCACTCACTATCGTTGTGCAGTGCAACAATCAATAGCTTAGCCTCCAATGCTAACGTGCTACCTTAAGTTAACAAGTTACCATGGCACATTGCTTGCTAGCCTAACCGCTAAGCAATGGCCGTGCCAACCTGTTAGCCTAAGCTCCGGCCCAGCTGCGCTGCCTCTAAGCGCCGACCGCGCCTTAGCCTTAGCCCCCCTAGGGGGGAAAACCCTCGAACTGCAAAATTTGCATATGCCACCCCTTACCGCTGCGCAAAAAATAAAGGGCCGGTTATGGTAATGCGGGGGCAGGGGCTGGCGCGCGAGGGCGGCAACCGCAGGACTAAGGGGCTTGCGCCGGACTTCCTTGCGCCGGGGTGGGACGAGCAGTCCGCGCCCAGCCGGGGCGACGGGCGGCCCATCATCCCCCTTAACAGCAGCATCATCGGGGGCTTTTGCTTACGCTATCTCTATGCGGGCTACGACGAGCCCGTTGCATCCCCGCCGTGTCACATCGAATGGTGGGATATGTGTTGCAGCCCGCGCCAATTCGTAGCTATCGCCGCGCCGCGCGACCACGCTAAGTCCACCGCCGTTACCCACGCCTATACGCTAGCCTGCATGCTGTTCCGGCAGCGGCAGTTCTGCGTTATCATTAGCTCAACCTACGAAATCGCCGTCGAGTTCCTACGCGGCATTGCGCAAGAGCTTAGCGAGAACGACGACCTGCGGCGCGACTTCCAAATCGTCCGGTTCCTTAAGGACAGCGAGAACAACCTTATCGTCCAGCTAGCGGACGGCTACACGTTCCGCATTGTGGCGCGGGGCGCCGAACAGAAGATGCGCGGCCTTAAATGGAAGTCGCTGCGCCCGGACCTAATGATCTTCGACGACGTTGAGGAGGATGAACAAGTTGAGTCGAAAGAGCGGCGCGAAAAATTTAGCAAATGGGTCATGCGGGCGGCCATCCCGGCCGGCAAGAAGAACGGCTGCCTCTACCGTGTCGTCGGAACGGTGCTCCACTTCGATAGCTTCCTTGAGAAGTGCCTCCGGTCGGAGAAGGTATGGCACGCGAAGCGCTATAAGGCGCATGAAGGCTTTGACGACTTCAGTAATGTCCTTTGGCCTTCCAAGTATGATGCCCAATGGTTTCAGGATAAGCGACAATCCTTTGTGGAACGAGGCGATCCTGATGGCTATTCGCAGGAATACCTTAATAATCCCGTATCAGAGCAGGACGCATACTTTTATCGGACTGATTTGCTGCCCTACCCGGAGGGCTCAAACCCATTAACGGACGCGACGCTGCGGCGCTACGCGGGGTGGGACCTCGCGGTAACTAAGGACGACCGGGGCGACTACACCGTCTGTGTTGTCGTCGGGGTTGATGCACAGGGCCTTAAGTATGTCCTCGACGTGCGGCGCGGCCGTATGGACGGCATGGAGATCGTTGAGGAAATACTTAACGTTCAAAAGACATGGAAGCCCGAGTTCCACGCCTTCGAGAAGGGCGTTATTGAAAAGTCCATTGAACCGTTCCTTAACGAGGCGCAGCGCACTAGCGGACGCTACATTAGCCCCTACAAGATCGCCTCGACTAAGGATAAGCGGCAGCGCGCCCGCGCTTGGCAATCGGCGACCCGCGCCCACCACGTCTTCTATAACCACAACGCGGACTGGTTCCTTAACCTACAGGAAGAAATGACCCGGTTCCCTCGCGCCGCGCACGACGATCAGGTTGACGCCCAGTCCATTCTTGGGCTATTACTTGAGGACCTGCACGAAGGCGGCCCGGATGCCCAAGATTCTAACGACGAGGCCGATCAGGCCGCGCCGCGCTCCCGCTGGGACGGCGACTTTGACCTGTGGCAGCCGCCCGCGGGCCGCAACCTAACCACTGGATACTAGCCATGGTATTTCCGTTCGCTAGCTGGAGTTCCCTTACCTCTATTGTGGGCTGCGCCCTTGTCGGCGCCGTCTACATTGCCGTACTGGGCTGGCTCCTGTTCCATGGCTACTGGGAGGACGACGAATAATGCTTGAACTAACCTATCGCGGCGTGCCCGCCGAAATGTCCCTGCAGCCTAACCTCGCTGCTAACATGAGCGAGGAGGACCGCAATCTAATCGGCCAATGGTGCTTGCACGGCTTCGAGGAGGATAAGACGAGCCGCGCCGCGTGGGAGGCCCGCTACGCCCGCGTCCTTAATACGGCCTTACAGGTCATGGAGAACAAGACCTATCCATGGCCTAATTGCTCCAACGTCAAATTCCCCCTCCTTACCATCAGCGCCATTAGCTTCCATAGCAAAGCCTACCCGGCCCTCGTTCCGGCGCAAGGCGCGGTCCATTGCGTCCCGGTCGGCGTCGATCCCCCGGACTCCGAGATTGATCGGTGCGCCCGCATCGGCGGCCATATGTCTTACCAATTGCAGGAATGCACTAACTGGGAGGCCGAAACCGATAAGGGCCTAATCGCGCTCCCGATCCTCGGCACGGTCTTTAAGAAGACCTACTACGACCCGATTAGCCGCCAGCGCCGCAGCGACCTCGTGCTGCCGCAAAACCTCGTAGTCCACTACTACACGTCGAGCCTCGACACTTGCCCCCGTATTAGCGAGATGTTTGAGCGGACGCGGCAGGAGGTTACGGACTACGAATTGCAGGGTTTGTGGCTTGAGGGGACTAAGTCGCCGCCCGCCCCGTCCATCGACGCCCTTGAAGCCGCCCGCAATAAGGCCCAAGGCGTCAACCCGCCCCAACCCGCGCCCACCCCATCCCTTAGCCTCGCGTTCATCGAGCAACAATGTATGCTCGACCTCGACCACGACGGCTATGACGAGCCTTACACGGTGGTCATTGAGCGCGTTACGGGCAAGGTGCGCCGCATCATCACCCGCTATCGCCCTCGTGACATTACCTACAAGTCCGGGTCCAGTGGCACGGTCCGCCGCATTACGGCCGAACAGTGCTACACCAAAATTCCGTTCATCCCGTCGCCGGACGGCGGCTTCTACGATGTTGGTTTCGGCAGCCTAATTGGCCCGCTCAACGACTCCGTCGATAGCCTAATCAATCAATTGATCGACGGCGGCACGATGGCGACCCTCGGCGGCGGATTCCTTGGGCGCGGCGTCCGCATCAAGAAGGGTACAACGGCCTTTACGCCCTTCGAGTGGAAGGTTGTTGACTCGACCGGCGACGATCTGCGCAAATCCATCTACCCCCTCGACGTTAGGGAGCCCAGCCGCGTCCTTTTAGAGCTTCTAACGTTCCTCGTTGACTTTGCGTCGCGCATTAGCAGCGCCAATGAGGTCCAACTTGGCGAGGCGCTGGGGCAAAACGCTAAGTCCGAGGTAGTCCAAATCCTTAACGAGAACGGTTCGCGCACGTTTGCGGCCATTTTTAAGCGCATTCACCGCGCAACTAAGGAAGAATTCCGCAAATTCTACCTCCTTAACCGCCGCAACCCCATCGAAGGCGAGTATCGGCGCGATGGGAAGTGGTTTAAGGTGTCGGAACAGGACTACCAAGCTGAAGACTACGGCGTTATGCCCGTCGCGGACCCGAATATCGTTACGGATAGCCAAAAACGCGCCCAAGCCCAGCTTGTTTTCCAAACCGCGTCCACCGTCCCCGGCCATAACATCGACGCGGTCGTCCGCCGCTACTATCGGGCCTTCGGCGTGACCGATATCGACACTATTTTCCCCGGCGCGGGCTCTAAGAACGCGACGCCGCCGCAACCCAACCCGCAAATGATGAAGGTGCAGGTCGATAGCCAAAAGCTGCAACTGCAATACCTTGAGCTTCAGTCCGGGATGCAAGAAAAGCGTATCCGGCTGCAATTGGACGTGCAGGAAACCTACGCCCGCATCACTAATCTGTACGCGCAGGCTCAAGAACACGCCGCGAATGCCGCGAGCGAGCAGGACTACGCCGAAGTAGCTAAGATCAACGCCGCAATTAACGCCGCGCAGGTCCGTCAAGAGGGGATGCTGCGCAGCATTGAAGTGCTAACCGACCTCTTGCAATTGCACAAGGATAACGCCAATGACACAGGAACAGGAACAAGCCAAGGAAGTAACGGCGGCGGCGCTGGAGTTCAACCGCTGGCGTTCGGACTCGGTAACGCGCCGGGTTTGGGCGCGGCTGGTGGAGCAACTGGGGGCGATTCAGGAGTCGTTCTGCAATAGGGAGTTCATTAAGGATACTTCCTACCAGACTTCGATAGCTGTAGCCCATGCTGTAGGCCAAGCCGAGCTACTTAAGCAACTGATCGACCTCAACGCAGACGATATGGAGGACCAGTCATGACTGCCCCTAACCCCAGTGGTATCTTCCCTTCGGGCTGGAGGCTAGTTATCGAGCCCGCCGAGGTTGAGGAGGTAAGCCGTGGCGGCATCATCCTATTTACGGCTAGCCAAAAGGACAAAGAAGCGCTCGCGCAGATGTATGGCCGCGTCGTCGCGGTTGGCCCCGAGTGCTGGAAAGACAGCGCCGCCCCTTGGGCCGTCGTCGGCGACCGCATCATCTTTGGACGCTACAGCGGCCTTATCTTCACCGGCGAAGACGGAGGAACCTACCGAGTAATTAACGATACGGATGTAGTGGCTGTCGCTAACTATAACCTATCGGAAGCAGAAGCACGTAAAATCGAACGTAGTAAAGCTAAGGCTAAGGAGGCCGCATGAGCACTGTCGCAAACGATCCCAAAGTCGCCGCCGCTGGCGCAACCGACCGCCAATTCGACCCCGCTAAGTACGACCCGACCGTCATTGCGGCGGCTAAGCAGCAGGGTTGGACCGGCCCCGAGGAATATAAGGGCAAGGGGGAATGGCTCCCGCCCGACAAGTTTCTTGAGAAGGGCCGCGAGCTTAACCCGATCCTGCGGTCGCGCCTCGCCGCCAGCGACAGTGAGGTTAACCGCCTTAAGAATCAGGTCGCCCAGCTTGAAGCGGACGGCCGCGAATTCAAGAAGATCGCCACGGCGACGGCCGCGCGGGAGTGGTCCGAGCGCTACGCCGCCCTTGAATCCCAGCTTGCGGAGGCCGTTAACAACGCGGACGGCGCTAAGGTCGCGCAACTGACTACGCAAATGCAGGACCATCGGGAGGCTAAGCCCGATACGTCCGCCGCTGCCACTAACCAACAGGTGGTTGCGCCCGAGCGCCCGCAGTGGATGAAGGAATGGGTCGCCCGGAATACGTGGTACGACGCGGACCCGGAGGCTAACGCCATGGCTAACACCATGGGCGCGATCATTTCTAA